TATCCACGATACATGGATTTGTAGCGTGGTGTTATGAAAGTATGTTGGTTTTCAACAGGAATAAGCAGTTTTGTAGCGTGTTATTTAGCAAAGGATGTAGACGAGATTATATATACTCATGTACCGAATCAGCATCCAGACAGCTTAAGATTCTTGCATGATTGCGAGAGAGTACTTGGAAGAGAGATAACAATCCTACAGTCAGACGAATACGAGAGTGTGGATGATGTTATTGAAAAGAGAAGATGCATCAACACCCCATATGGCGCACCGTGTACTGAATGGATGAAAAAGAGAGTGAGAATGAAATGGGAGCGAGAGCACCCGGAACATCACATCTATGTGTGGGGATATGACGTAAATGAGCGGAACAGAGCAGACAGGGTTTGCAAAGCTTTGAGCGATTACGATCACGAATTCCCACTTATAGAAAACAGACTGACGAAAGAAGAAGCGCACGGAATAGCATATCAGCTTGGTGTTCCAAGACCTATCATGTACGACATGGGATATCCGAACAATAACTGCATCGGCTGTGTAAAAGGCGGTATGGGATACTGGAATAAAATTCGGGTAGATTTTCCAGAAGTATTTGAGCGCAGGGCGAAGCAAGAACGTGAGATAGGGCATAGCTGCATAAATGGTGTATTCCTGGATGAACTTGATCCAAACAGAGGAAATATCAATACAGAAGTCATGGAAGATTGCACGATAGCGTGTCAGCTTCTGACTTGGAACAAATAACAGTACCTTGACAATTGAATATTGATGGTTGGAATGGTATAATTTCCGTATCAAATGTACAGGAGGAAATGCAGTTATGGATTATATTGATAAACTTTTTAAACAGCATCCTTTTATTTATTACATACATGGTAAGTATTATGCATTTGGAGTTAATACTTGTGCAGAGTGTGATAAGCGAAGCGTTCTTCTTGAGGATAGATACAGGGAATATGAAGATGGGACAAAAAGGAATCTGGAAGAAAGTACAGCATGGGAAATTTTCCACAAACTTTCCGTTGAAGCAACATATTTCAAGGAAACAGATGAATCCCTAAGAGTGAAAGAGAAATTTGCTGAACTGAATTTTAGCGAAGAAGATAAACGTGAGTTGAGCAATCAGGTTAAAAGATATGTGGATTACTGGGGAAAATATAATTTGAGTCAATTCTATAACGAAAGATAGAAAAGCTTACCAACCATCAATATTCGGTGGTTGGTATTTTTTTACGCATTTTTAAGGAGAAAGGAACGAATTATGAGTACATTTGAAGAAAGAATAGCGAAAGCAGTAACAGAGAAATTTAATGACGGAACAGTTGAAGAGCTTGTGTCTGATGCCGTGACCAAAGCACTGAAAAGCAGTATTGAAGATCAGTTCAACTGGAAAGGTGAAGCAAAGAAGATTATAGATGAGAAAGTAAAAGAAGTAATAACACCGGTAATCGAAAGAGTAAATCTGGACGAATATACAGTGAAACTCGATGCAGTTCTCACGGAAATTATTAACAGCACAAATCTGATTGACAACAAAGAAATCTTAGGAAACTTCAAGAGTCTTATGACAGAGCCGGATAAAGATACAATCAGCTTAAAAGAAGTGTTCGAAAAATACAAGGAATATGTCAGCGAGAGCATTGATACATCCGAACTTGAAGTCTACACAGATGATGAACCGAGATATCAGAATGTGACAGCAGAAGTAACTGTTGATACAAGAAATAGAATATTTGGAGGAAGATTTTGCGATTTGGTTTTCAAATGCGAGGAGGATGAGAAACTGACAAAAGAAATCCATTTGTATGAATCAAGACTGCATGGCATATTCCGCATTACATCATTTAGAGGTGAAATTGATCTTAATTCATTAAGATATGTAGATAAGTTTGACATTTTCATGATGAGATTAGACAGGGCGTTCTGTGATATCACGGATGTTATGGATATGTATGATGATGATATCGAGGTTGAAGCAGAACCAGAAGTATCCTGGAGCTGACGGAAAGAGAACGAAGATGGGATGTAAATTAAAATGCATTGTAGACCCAGACATCCATAAATATTGCCTGGAATGTGAGAAGTACGAAGAATGCACTATTCTGTGTGATGATTTAGACCAATATGAATACATGGAAGAATGCCCGGATTATGTAAAGGAGGATGAAGATGAGTAGAATCGGAATAGGAGCAAATGTCACACAGCCAGATGCAAAATGTATGAGCTGTAAATATTGGAAACAAGCAGAAAAAGCAAGATTTGGTTTTGGACGAGGTGGGTACTGCTCAACCGGATATTGCAAGAAAGATTTTCGGAAGAGAGGTAAGAAAAAATGAGAATCATTAGTCAAGATGGATGCTACGATATCCCTTATGAATCAATAATACTTCAAAGACTTGGAACATCTATATTTGGTGTGACAACGGGATTGCAGGAATCAATTACAATCGCACGATATCGCAAAGAAGAGAAAGCTGAAAAGGCTATGGAAATGTGCAGAGAGAAATATCTTTCCAGAATGGAATTAGATGGTGGCTATGACATTGTGAACAAATGCTATGTACAACCTAATTACTGTGTATTGCCTAAGGTATTTCAGTTTCCAAAAGAAGAGGAGGTGTAAGCATGAATAATCAACAGGCAATAGATAGATTGGTAAAACATCTCGAATATGGTTGGTCAGAACCGACAGTAGAAGCAATTGATATGGGAATACATGCACTGAAAGAAAGTCGATGGATTCCATGTAGTGAGAAGTTGCCGGAGAATAAAGAGATGAAATATAGTGAAAGATTAAAGCCGTGTCCATTCTGCGGTAAGAAAGCAGAATTTAGAACAAATACAACTGGAACGAACGGTGAAAATTTCAAGTATCGGTTTAACATTAGATGCAGAAATTGTGGAATGAATTCATCACATATCTATGATGTGGAGATAACTTTCAGAAATGGCGATTTCGTAATAATCGAAGATGGAAGAGATAAGGCCGTTGAGGAATGGAACAGTAGGGTAGAAGATGGGAAGACTGATTGATGCGGACAAGCTTATAAGAAGAATGAGAAAGAGCTTGGTTATTGGGAAAATAAAGTTGTAGTCATTGGCAATATTTACGACAGTCCAAAACTGTTAGAAGATAAGGAGAATAAACATGGCGAAGATATTTAAAGTAAGTGGATACATAGTGGATGTTGATGGGGATTTTGATGTGAGTGAAGTCGTTGCAGAAATTAGCTCCGGCTTGGATGGAATGATAAATCAGCATATCCATGTAGAAGAATCAGATATTGGAGAATGGGACGATGAAAGTCCATTGAATTATGACAACTGTGACCTTGCAGATTGTGAGAAATACTTCAAGAGAAAAGTTCCAGTAGAAACCGATAGAAAAGTAGAAATTGGGAAGACTTACAGGCATTTCAAGGGACATACTGTTAAGGTAATTGCAATTAGTCAGGACACAGAAGCACCTGGACAGTTTTATGTAGTGTATGAATGTGAGGACGGAGCTATCTGGAACCGACCTTACGGAATGTTCGTGAGCGAGGTTGACCATGTGAAATATCCAGATGTGAAACAGAAGCATAGATTTGAGTTAGTGGAGGGTTAACGATGAAGAAATACATATACACTGCAATTGCAGTGGTTTGTGGGGCTTTGAATGCGAATATGATGTGCTTACCATCTCACAATATGGTAATTGATGTTATCGGCGTATTTGCTTTGTTTGGGGCAGTTATATTCGTGGCATTATTCACTTGTGCAACAGAGGAAGAAGCTTATGAGAAAGCCATATATGAATATATTGATAAGACCACCATGGAAATTTTACGCCTTAGAGTGAAGAATAAATCCCTGGAACAATGCTTAAAAGAAAGAAAAGAGGATGAGAACGATGAATGCAAATAAATACCAGAAATTAGCAATGAGAACCAATGACGGAAAAGCAAGCGACAGACTGATCGGGAAGATACAGGAATATGACATGAAGTTTTCCAGTGAACAGAGCAATAAGGAGAGTGTTGATATCGGCGGAATCTTCAATGCGTGCCTGGGAATGTCCGGCGAAGTTGGTGAATTTAATGATATGATTAAGAAGTGGGTATTCCATGAGAAAGAACTGGACATGGAACACGCAAAGAAAGAAGCCGGTGATATCCTTTGGTACGTAGTAATGCTGTGTGAATCGTTTGGTTGGAATATGGAAGAGATCATGCAGATGAATGTAGACAAGCTGAAAGCAAGATATCCAGAGGGATTCGACGTGGAAAGAGCCAATAATAGAGCGGAAGGAGATGTGTAAAGTGAGCAATATCAGACCAGAACATTACAAAAACTGTAGCCTTGAATGCTGGGACGCCATGAAGTTAGTTCTTGGAACAGATGGGTTCATTTCATTCTGTCTTGGAAATGCATTTAAGTATCTTTGGAGACATGAGTATAAAAACGGAGAAGAAGATATCCTAAAAGCCGGTATATATCTTGGACGTGCCCGGAAATATATCAACGATGACAGTTATCTCGATACAAAAGGACCAGTGAAACAGCTTACTGAATTGTATCAAGAGAAATTGAAAGAATACGAAATTTCTACAGAATCTTAAGAGTTCGCGTTTTTAGAGGAAATTTTCAGCTCCGAAAAATTCGCCAAAAAAAGATCACACCCCAAAAATAAAATAGGGTAAAAATCTGGACGCCGGAATTTCATTCAATTCTGACGTCCTTTTTCTGATAATTGATATATGATTGTGCCTTGCTGCTATATGCCTGTAAACGTCTGTGATGCGATTTGAGACGTTATAATCTATTAACTTGGCAACTTATAGACTAACGATTAAAATGCTTTAAAACAACTATAATTGACTCCATGATAACACGCTTGTGTGTGCCTGTAAATAGGTTGCGTGGATATTCCCGGCATGGTATCATATTCACGGAGGTAAAGCACATGAAAAAGAAACCATTATGCAAGCAGTTTGCAAAAGATGTCTGTGACATACTACATATAGATGCGCCCAAAATTGAATTCGTATCATCTGACCAGATGCGCACCGATACGCAAATAGCAGCATTGATTCCGGGTGCAATTCTGATCAGAAACGATGTTGATATTTCGCCGGATCTTTTTCTTGCCCTGGCGCACGAACTCCGGCACGCTTACCAGATCGCAAACGGTGCAAACCTGGAAGAGTACCAGACAAGCGACAAAATGACCGTAGAAGAATACAACTTGCAACCATTGGAAGTAGACGCAAATGCTTTTGCTTTGCTTGCCATGTCGTCAATGTTCGGGATTATGCCACAATTTCAAAATCTGTCGGATTCGGTACGGGAATCCATAAAAAGCCGTGCGGATCAGATAAAAGCAGAACTTGAATAAACACTAATAGCCCACGACCTTTAGCGGTGTGGGCTTGTTTGATATCAACATACTATTTCATTTACAATTCTGTTGATCCGGCTTTCCATTTCGTCAAATGTGCAAATTTCATTTTCTGAAAACGGCGGGCAAATGGCGAAATCATCAAATTCTTTTCTTTCAGCGTCCCATTCTCCGCCAGTTCCGAAATATAAATCCCCGTCGGAAGCTATTAACAGGTTATCAATTTTCATTTGCGATTCAACCAGTTTTTTCACGTAGACGGTTAATTTTTCGTCATTCGGAAGTGTATAGTTGCCCTTTCTGCGGTCAATTTTCCAGATGCTCCGCAATTTAATTATTTTTTTGAAGTCGTCCCTTTTCATATGGCTTTTCCCTTTCTCTTTTTATATTATTTTAACTGTTTTCTTAACTTTTCGACTGCTTGTGCCGTCTCTTTCCAGAAAGAAATATTCTTTTCGGCAGTCGGCGTCTTGCCTTTCATGCTTTCCCATAATTCCAATTCTTCGGAAATCCGGCCAGAAGTCAGTTCTAAATATGTGTCTATCTGTCCGTCTTCATAATCTGTTAATATTACATGCTTCATGATATCACCTCTCAATCTACGTAGTCGTACAGGTCAAATGATTTATCTATTTCCGGCAGACCATCATCAAAATCATACTGACAGCCGATCACGTCTACTGTATAACCGGAATTAGTTAATAGTTCGTATGGTTCGCCGTTATCGTATTCTTTTAGCTGCTTTTCAATAACCTTGTCCGGTGCATCGGTGCGGATGATTTCATATTCTTCGGTCATGCCGAAATATATCTTGATTGTGCGCATGGTGCTACCTCTCTAATTTAATGATTTTTCTATCTTTTCCGCTAAATGCGGGAACGCTTCTGTGATTTCTTGAATACTATCGGCGTAATAATCGCCGACTATTTCCCCGAAAATATAAATATTTCCAGTGTAAAAGCATCCAAGATCATTAAAATAAATATCTAATCTTGTAGACTGTTCCTTCTTGTCTTCATACCACATATCAATATTAATCATATTAAAAACCCCTTTCTTTAATTTTTATAAAACCGCTCCGGGGCAATGCTCCCCGGTACGCTGTCAGCGGTGTTAGTATTCCCAAGAACGTTTTGCTATGTCTTTTTCAAAAATAGTGTTCTTCTTTTCCTTTCGGAGCTGTTCAAAATCTTCTATAGCTTTCCGGCGATCCTTCCCGGCGTATTTGATCGACTTTGTTAATTCTTCGTGCCCGTCTGTCAGATTTACAGAATAGAAAAGAATGAAATAATAAACTTTGTCTTGATATCTCTTTTCCCTGTATAGCTTTATTTTCTGCTTTGTTGGTGCTGTCTTGATAAAGTTATATCTTTCTGTTAGTGCGTTCTCGTATGCTTTCAGCTGCAATATAACCCTTTCAAGTTGCCCAATGTCTTTTTGTGCCTTGTCGAAATAGTGCAATATATCTTTTTCGGTGTGCAACTTCTCCGGGTGCTGCTCGTAAATTCTTATCGTTTTCTCGCTCATTTCCTTGGTATAACTTCCGTAGCGTGTAAACAATTCTTTTAAAAGATTTTCTGATTTTTCAAGATCGCAAGTGTCCATATTAGGACACCCGCAACACGGTATTTTTTTAATACAGATATTGTTCATGCTGTTTTTTCTCCTTTCAGTATTTCGGTTGGGTCAACTCGGAAAATAAATGCGTGTCTAAACTTGCTATAATATCCGCCGCGGTCTTTCATTGCTTTATTTTCTGCAAGATATTGATCTCTTGTGAGTGTCTCATTAATTCTTACAAGCCATAATTTGGAACCGTCTCTTGTGTCTTCTCCATGTGTGATCTTGTAGCTGATGCCGTTCGTCTTTGCTTCGATCTGCTCCGGCTGCGGCTGTTCTTCTTTTTTACCGGATGTCCTAACGCTGGCTTTCTTATTCTTGATTCTTGCCGTTTTCGGTACAATCTTAACGCTTGCGCCGTTATCCCGGCAGCATCCGAAGTAATAGAAATCAACGTGAAAATAATCGATCATCCCGTCGCAATCTTCGTAATTGTAAGAGTGCACAAATGCGTCAACGTCTTCAATAACTGCGCTTGTAACATCATTCAAAATAAATCTATAGGAATTAGTTGACTCTTCAATAATTTTCTTTTTCTCGTCTGCTGATGCATTCAGGAAATCGCACTTTTTTTCACCGTCCCAATAGTACAGACGATTTGCAATTTCTGAAAAATCATCATCTGAAAGCTCGTTAAATGGTTTGTAAATCTCTATCGGGCTTTCTTTTAATTCAACATGCAATTCCTGGCACATTGAAGCATAAGAAGTGCGAACACTAAATTTGTAAGTTGGGTATTTCTCCTTTACGTATGCGCGGACGATCTGAGCGACTTCTTTTAGTGATCTGTTCCAATCATGATTACTTCCTTCCCATCCGAACATTGTATAGAACTGGCTCCGTGTGCTGTCTGCGGTTTCCTTGATCTCTTCGCCTGTCTCAACTTCCTTTTTATTCTTCCAGACTGCGAAGAGTGCGTCATATTGCACGTTAATTTCTTTCATGACCTCAAGATCTCCGCCGTTATCCGGGTGATTCTCTTTTAATAATTTTTTATACTGATTTTTAAGATCGTCATAAGATTTTACAGATTTGAAATATTTTGCCATTTTCTTTTACCTTTGTTCCTGTTATAATGGAACTGCCTTTCTTAATATTATTTTTTGATTGGTGCCGTTGGTTGCTTTGGTAGAGTGTCAACGGCTTTATTTGTATGTTTCTGTTTCTCCGTCCCATGTAATAGAACATGGACGGTCTGGTTTCGCTGAGTGAATCATATATGATCTTGTCGCCCAACTTGTCAACTCTGCTGTAATTAATACAGCGATAATAATTTTCTTCATATTGTTTTACCTCCTGATCTACGAACTAGAATTTTTCAATTAATCGGATCGCTTGCCGTATGTCCTCATTGGATTGAGTGGTTCCGGTTGTCCGGTTGTTTGTTTCTTTTGTTCGTTGCTATGGTTATATAATACATGAAAAATGATGTAATTGCAATTGACATAATGCATGAAATATCATGTAGTAAATAATACAGTAATTGTGCGTTTTACACTAAAAAACATGTAATTGACTTTACAATAAAAATCATGTATAATTTAATCAAAATAATGGAGGTGTAGAAAAATGATAGCTTATAAAATAGATGTGCTGGAAACATTGAAAGATGCCGGATATAATACAACCAGATTAAGGAAAGAAAAGCTTTTAAATGAAAGCGCAATACAGTATTTAAGGGACGGGAAACCAGTTGGAGCTAAGGCATTAAATAACATATGTATGTTGCTGGATATGCAACCGGGGAACATTATCAAATATGTAGAAGAAGAAAACACGAAATAAAATGTAAATAGGATAAAACAAAGTACATGAAAAAAGATGTAAAAAGCTATTGACAATTACATGAAATATAATGTATAATAATGCTTGTAAGGAACAGAAAAAATAGATTCAAGAGAGGAGAATAGAAAATGAAAATAGAGGAACTTAGAAAAAGTCTTGTAGAAGCAGGATTCTACAAAAAAGAAGACATCGAGAAAATTTGCAGACTCGAAGCTGCATACATGGATGAATGCGAGGAGATCGCAGATCAGTGTGAGTTGGAAGGTTATCCAGCAAACGGCAGTAACTACGATCTCAGATGTTCGGAAGCTCGTAAATATTATGATGAACAATTGGAGTTAATTGATTCAAAGTATGAGGAGGAAGAATGACAATCGAAGAAATTAGAAATCTGATCGGTGAAGCGGAATATGCTTACATCGGAATCAGAGCAGACGACAGGGATTACCAGATCGGTGAAGTGATGGATAACTCGCATCAGCTCTTTCAGGATCCCCAGTATACAGACTTTGAATGCACAGAGTTGTTATATCCATACATTTCAGACGGTCCTTATGCCGGATTCTACGACGGTGGAGAACTTGACGGCACATGTGCACTTGAAGTATCTGAGAACAACATTGAAGAGAAGCTTGAAGCTGTGAGAAATTACGGAGAAAAAATCTACTTAATCGGTGGGAACTCAATGGAATACGGAAATGACGTTGACGAAATCATTATCAGAGATGCAGAAGTTATTGCAGTATTGTAATAAAAAAATGAGAAAGTATGGAAGATATAAACGAAATTACAAAAAAACAGGAGGAAATGAAGATGAAAAAATATGATTTAGTAAAAAGAACGGCAGAAATTAAGTATAAAGATAGAAAAGAAATTGAAGAAGGATGCACGGCTTTTGACGATTCGCCGGAATATATAAAAACATTCGATACACTAGAGGAAGCGAAAAAGGAACTTGCAAAACGTAAAACAGATGTTAGCAAATTTTCTTACCACGGAATGACATTCTACAAGGTTGAAGAGTATGTAATTGAAGAAAATGAATTTGAATATGACGAAGACGAAAACAAATTTGTGCAGACAGATTTTATTGACACGTTAGAAAGCACAGAGATGAAAATTGAAGTCGTTGAAATACCTAGCCATGAAACAATAGCGATCTGCTCAAGCCTGGAAGAAGCGGAAGAAGCGGAAGACAATTACGATGGCGAAAACGAAACACGCATAATGATTTAATAAAGCATTTTAGACAGTCCTGCAGGACTGCTCAGATTACGTTTAAGGGCAAAAACTATTATCTTGGAAGATATGACGATATAGAAGACGCAGCCAGCAACGATAAACCATAACGCAAGGCGTACCGCATTAGCGGAATAAAAATATATTTGCGGAGGTAGCAAGAATGGAAATTAGCAAAAATCCAGAAAGAGAAGAATTAAAAAGAAGCGTACAAATGTTCATGTTTGGCGTAGAAAAAAGAGTGCGAAGTGGTTATAAAATTGCTCTTTTTGAGCACACACAATACGACAAGGAAAATGATAAACATGTCTTTGTCGGTCTTGAGCTTCGATTGATCGAGGCTGATTATAGTGGTGGAGATTATACAGAAATCTGCAATGTAAATACGCTCGACCGCATTCGCTATGATATTGACGGCGAATATTATGACCGTGCAGATATCGAAAAAATGATCATTGACAAAGTCTATAAATTACTGGGAGAATATGCGGAGTATGCCAAGAATAAGAGAATGTAGCATTTGTGGTCGTGAATTTCTGTCTGTAAATGGCGTCCAAGTATGCAGCGAAGAGTGCAGACAGGCGCGGAAGAAGCGACAGGACAGTTTCGGGAATTTCCGGCGTTACAACAAGCTATCTAATACACCAATAGATAAAGTGTGTCCTGTGTGCGGTAATAATTTCCAAGGATTACGGGAGATATATTGCAGTCCAGAATGTAGCAGAAGAGCTAGAGAAAGAGCGGTCAAAGAAAATTCTAAACAATATTATCAGGATCACAAGAAAGACAGTCAATAATGGCTGTCTTTTTCTGTGCCTGGATTCCAATAATTCATAAAATGTAACGTTACATATAACGCAACAACTAACGCAAAATCTAACGTTAATTGCTCTATATCTTATATCTTATTCTATAATCTATATTATAATAATACAGTATATTATAAGCCTATACAGTAGAGGTATATATTTAATAATTATAGTTATATATAATATATACAAGGGCGAAATATATTTTTAAATTTAATATTGACATATGGGTGTAAAGAGGTTAATATATTAACCAGACAAAGCGAATAGGCAGTATATAGCCAGATTATAATATATACAACTCTTGGTAGTCTTATCAGACCGTGACCCGTTGCAAAACGTAACTTGCAATTGGTGGCGGTCTTTTTTTATTTATATTTTAGTGTTTGGAGGTGAACATGATGAAAGATAATACAGTAACTACAGTAGATGGAGTTGAAGTATATACAAGTCAAATAACAGAGATAGCAGATAGATATATAGCTGATCTGGAAGATATAGACAGTATATACACCTATGAAGTATTTACAGATCTATTGTTATATATTTCTGACAATATGACACCTCTTGATAACTACAATGATATTACGGTATTAGATAATCTATTTAATATATACAAGAGATTATGTAGTAAGTATAGAGTATTACCAACATTATATGATTTTAGCATGATGATTAATATAGATCCTAGCACTATAACTAGATGGATGAATGGAGAAACAAGGGGCGGGCTAACCTCTGAACACTGCAAGACGGCTAAAAAATGGAAACAGTATTGTGCTGGTAGATTAGCGTCGAATTTGAGTAACTCTAAGGGCACGGATGCCAACAAGATATTCATTGCCAAGGCTGCTTACGGCATGGCAGAAACGAAAGCAGTAGAGCAAGAGCAGATCACCGGAGCTACAAAGACGGTCAAACAGATAGCAAAGGAAATTGGAGCGGACGAGTTGCCAGACTTTGGAGATCAGGAAGACGATGCAGACGCATTTGATTTCTAAACAATTCGATAAATAATCAGATAACTTATTGAATTGTACAGAATGACATGATTACATCAAAATATCAATACTGATTAGTATAAAATCATACACTGAAAGAGATATATCTATTTAACAAACAGTCATTTGTTGTATAGATACATATGTTCGATTGAATGGTAGCAGATTTGATGCGTTTATATGGTACCTGGGGCGGGGGTCTACAGAGAAAAGGACCCGGGGTACTTCTAACCCCCAAAAATAACGACCAAAAACAAAAAGGACCTTTATCAACAACACCTATCAGGAGGAATTCTTAATGAACGATATTTTGGATGCACTCAAGTTTGTGAAACCAACATACTTAGTCAAAACAGACAAGGATATATATCGCATACAGGCCAGTACCTGTTCAATCGATACTGATTTGAAAATCATTTGCTTTTACGATAAAGGATCTGTACAGGCTATGTTTCGTGTGGATGATGTAAAAACTTTTTATAAAATCATCTGATGGAGGGAGAGATATGTTGATCAAAATCACAGCAATGCTCATTGTTTTGACAATAGCATTTACAATAACCGGAAAAGCCTATTGTAAATCGCTGAATGATACTCACAAATTATTATTTAGCATCGGTCATTTTACAAAAGGCGAACAGATATTTCTCTTCATCGTGGCTGCCATTTACTTTTCGACTTTCCTGTCGGTAATTGCAACAGCATTCTACATGATTTTCAAATTCTTGTAGATCCTTAGGAGGTTTAGTGATGGGTGAAAAAGATACTGGAACGCGGACGTTATACATGATGGACTCTAACGGACAAAAATATGAATTGGGCGGACTTCAGGAACAAGACAATAGAATACTTATTCACGGTGACTCTGATGAATATTTGAAAAATGCATCTAGTAGTGGTTCGTTTACCTGTGAAATTAATATTGAAAATCTGAAACACATATTTGGAACATTGGGTGAATTACTTGCCAAAGTAACTCAAAACAATAACTGGCGAAAACTTCACGGTTTGCCAATGAGGAGAAGAAAATGGTTAAGATAATTTGTTTTATTGGAAATTTGATATTACTTTGTATCTGTGCAGCTATGCTTTATCAGTTCATTCGCAATAAAGAACCGAAGTTCTCATGCTTCATGGCTGGATACATGTTGTTGATGGCAATTGTTAACTGTTTACGCATATAACAGGTGGTGGTGAAAGATAAATGTTTGTAATATTCGTTGGCGCATTAGCCGTATTTTTGATAATTGGAATGCTTTTGGCTTGGGTAGGAAATAAAGTTCTACTTGCAATCCTTAAAGATAATGCAAAAGCAGAAAAAGAAATTGAAGAAAGGAAAAAGGACGAATGAAGAAAGTCATAGTAACAGTTGTTGCGATAGCAGCAGTTATTGGAGCGGTCTTTACTGTAAAATCCTGTAAGTTGATTAAAACCGGGCAAACCGGAATCGTCTACACATACAGAGATGGAGTCCAGGATCAGACGCTTTCACCGGGATTAAATTTTGTCGGGCCAATGAAAAAAGTAAAACAGTTCTCGACAAGTAATGAAATTCTGGTAATGTCAAAAGACAAGAGAGAGGGTAGCAAAAAAAACGAAGCTTTTAAAGTGGCAACTTCTGATGATGCAAGTATTGCAGTAAGTTTTCAGATGTCATACCGTTACAACCCAGACACGCTTGTTGATACATACAAGAAGTTCAAGGGGATGGACGGTGACGAGATTGTAGAAAGCCGTGTGAAACCGGTTTTGAAATCAAAAATCTCAGAAATTACAACGGATTATTCAATGATGGATATCTATTCTGGAAATCGTTCAAAGCTAAACACAGAGCTGACGAAATACCTCAACAAAGAATTTTCTAAGAAATATGGCATTGAAGTGCTGGATGCATCAATCATTGATGTTCACCCAGACAGCAAGCTTAAGAAAGCGATTGACAATCGTGTGACAGCTTTACAAGAGAAGCAGCAAGCAGAAGCCGAACAGCAGAAGATTAAGGTACAGACAGAGACTAAAAAGATTAAAGCAGAAGCGGACGCTCAGATTAAGATCACGGAGGCTCAGGCAGAAGCTGAATCAAACAGAGTTATATCTGAATCGTTATCTCAGAACCTTATTGATTTCACGACAGCTAAGGCTCGATTGAAACATGGATGGATCACATCTCAGGGTGTAAGCACAGTTGTGAAAGACGCCGGAAATTAAGAATGTGTCAGTAAAGACGATAAAATCTAGTGCAACGCATGGCACGAAAAATATTATTGCTAACCGTCAGAGGGCGGTTTCGGATAGTGACCGAGAGGAAAGGTTGTGGCAAAACTCAGCAACAAGGGATGGTAGCTCGCTGAAATGCGAGGGACTGAGTTCGCGGGTTCGAATCCCGCCTATCCGATGTGGTGAAACTCAACTCAGTATCTTTGCGGAGAACTGGCAGTGACAGGCTGTAGCCGAACGTGAGCGCAGTAGTGGGTATACACATGAAAAATCACGGAACCTGTTTTATGGGAGATGACAGTTCAGCAAAAACGCACCTCCGGCATTGGTGGATATGCAAGTGGACAAAGCAAGCTGACTGTAAATCAGTTCCTTCGGGTTCGTGAGTTCGTATCTCACTCCACCAATTCTCCGAGCGTAGCATTGGAGAACTCCTTCCTTGAGTAGATACATACGCTTCTTGATATATGGCGGTATATTGAGAAGCACTCAGCCGTATTGACAGAATGGTAATGTAGCCGGTTGCTAGCCGGTCAGTCGGAAACGACTTGGAGGTTCGAATCCTTCATACGGCGGTTATGCTATCATAGCTCAATTGGTAGAGCAGTTACAGATATTGAGGTGGTAAAGCGGTGCAACCACACACCAGTTTGGTTAAAAGAGATCCGGGGAATGCGCCACCCGGCAATATCGTGCAACAGGTTCCCGGTTCGATTCCGGGCGGTAGCTTTAGAAAACATGATTAACTCAGTGCAGATGGATTTTTCAGTCTTGCTGAGATGCAATGGTAATGAGATAGGTTTGGTTCGGGATACTGGATCGGCTGATTCTTTTTGGCAGAAGTGATTCTGTTGGAGAAGATGAACATCATCAACAATGCCTTGCAGTGTATCATCATAGAGAAGTCAATAGCAGAATCCTTGTGGTCGGCGAATAATAGACGTCTGCAGTGCAGAAATAATCCAGTGATGTGAGTGGTGTGAGAGACTACGGACTAACTGGAAATTCTCAATAAGCTGATTTGCCTTGAATCTGAGAAATCGGAGTATAACACAAGAGGTTCGTTAAAGTAGCGGTATGGCAAGTTCTTGAATAAGATATTGGAAATCAAAATATGATTGATGTGTCCAAAAGAAAAATCTGAAAGAACCGTGAAATTTATGGGTATCAATCCCATGCGTGCTTAGACAGTGGTAGGAAGCCAAGAGTCGCTATCGAAAGCTCAGACCTATCATCACAGTGGCAGAATATGACTTTTACTGTGATGAATAAGAGGAAACTCTAATCATGTTTTTCTTATTCTTATCATTAAAAGCCGGAAATTTGCAACGTCTTCCGGTAAATGAAGTGTTTTAGTTGCGGTATCACTTCAAAAAAGTATGTAGCAATAAAATATTGTAGTATAGCACTCAATGTTATTAAATATTGTTTTTTCAACAAAAAGAACCGTAACAGAGGTGGCAATATGGGAACACCAATACTCACCGTATAACTATTGCCATCTGCTAACGGAACGTAGCTCAGTGGTAGAGCAGTGGTCTTTTAAGCCATGTGTCGGAGGTTCGATACCTCCCGTTCCGATTTAATGACATATAGCTCAATGGCAGAGCATCCGGCCGTTAACCGGAGGGTTGCCGGTTCAAGTCCGGCTATGTCAGTTTTTTTATTGAAAGGAGAAATGAACAATGACATTTAAAGAAGCATTTGAAGCAATGAAACATGGAGCAAAAGTAAAACTTCCGGGATGGAACGGTTACTGGTGTTGGGATGACGAAAAACAGACGATTATGATTCATTGTAGACCTAAAGATTCTGATGCAGGACAGGGAGAAGTCCTTGATATCCGTGAAACGCAGAGAGTGGAATATACTTTCATGCACACACAGAGAGATGATTGGATGATTGCTGATGAAGAGAATTGCGGTGTTCTCGGTGGTCAGTCAACATTTGGATTTGGAGATGCTGTCCGTTATCTAAAAAGAGGACTTAAGGTGGCTCGTAAAGGTTGGAATGGCAAGAAGCAGTACATTCAGCTTGCTACTGGTATTTCTTACAAGACAGCGGACGGAGAAATTGTAAACTGTGAACATGATGCTATTGGAAATATGGCGATTGCATTTGTTGGAACATCGGGAGTACAGATGGGATGGCTCGCAAGTCAGGCAGATATGCTTGCTGATGATTGGGTGTTTGCAGAGTAGGAGAGAAATCATGAAGAAACTGTTTATCAGTGCTCCGATGAACGGGCGTACAAAAGAAAATATACAAAAATCTTTTAAGCAGCTGAAGGATATTGCAGAAGCAATGTTTGGAGAAGAGTTAGAAGTCATTGATACATGGATTTCAGAAGAACCTGGTAGCGGTACTAAAAATCCCGCAGTGTGGTATCTTGGAAAATCCATTGAGCTGCTTTCAAAAGCGGATTATTTCATTGGTATTTCTTACTGTGGAAGATTTAATGGGTGTAATGCAGAGCTTGAAATTGCGAGGGCTTATGGAATCAGAAGTGCAATAGTTTCAATGTTTGAAATTGATTGCTTCAAGGATGTTGTAGAAGTGATTCGTAACAGTGCTGATGTTAAAATTACGGAGAACTAGTACGATGATCGTTAATGGTTGGTATTACTGTCCGGCTGGTCATAAGACTGGACAGCGGATAGAGAAAAATTCCAATATTGAAAATACGCCGATTTGGTGTAAGCACTGTAAGAAAGCGTATTATCCAGTGATTAAGGATGGGAAGATAAATGAGAAAAAGTAAAATAATCATATGTGCCATTATGGTAGCGATGGTAAGCATTTTCCTTGTTGCTTGCAGCGGTCACGGAGAGAGTTCGGCACAATCAAAAACTGGAACAAAAACACTTAACGGGAGTTATGTATACGAGTGGATTGACAAAGATACTGGTGTGCATTATTGGATATACAGTGAAACCAGTGGTTATGCTGGACATGGAGGTATAACACCAAGATTGAATGCAGACGGAAGCGTAATGGTAACAGTTGAATAATTAAGAGCCAGAGCCTAAGAGCCAGAGCCGATATTTGTGAGAAATTGCAGATATTGGCTCTTTTTTTGATTTACAAGGAGGTGAGCAGATGAATTTTACTGAATACAAGCGAATAGCCAATGCATTGAAGATGCAACCATCAAATAAATACAGCACATGGGATAATATCATGCAGTTATGCTTGAATATGTATGAAGACAACCATGATTATCTAAAATATTGTCTTAAGCTCTCGAAAGCTGTGAAATTATCTGCTCAGAGACTACTTCTGCAGAACCTGGATGTTCGGTTCGAAGACCTCTACTGGCAAGCAGTAAAATTTGAAGCACCACATTTATTTGACAGTTATCTGCTCTATCTTGAGCGAAAGCGATTAGAACAGGATCGTTTTTATTCTCCAAAAAGAAAGCAACTGAATAAGCATGGATTGATTCAATCCCTACAGGACATGGAAGATGATAAATTGGATATTCTTTCAATTTCCATGCCACCTGGTACGCAGAAGACTACTCTTGAAAAGTTTTTCTGTTCATGGATAATCGGAAGACACCCGGATGATTTCAGTTTGTTTTTCTCACACAGTGGAGATATTACCAGAATGTTCTATGACGGGGTAATGGATATCACAACGAACTCAGATGAATATTGCTGGCAAGAGATTTTCCCAGACGTGAAATTTCATAGCACAAATGCCAAGAGAGAAACCATCAACTTCAACAAATACAAACCGTTCTCAAATATCCAGTGTACATCTGTAGGAAGTAAGAATGCCGGTAAGGTCCGTGCGAACCGATATCTGTACTGTGACGACCTTATTGGTGGTATCGAAGAAGCACTGAATAAAAATATTCTGGACAAGTTATGGAGAATCTACGGTACTGACGCTAAACAGCGAAAAATGGACGGCTGTAAGGAAATCCACATTGCTACCAGATGGTCCGTACATGATGTAATTGGACGATTGATTGATATCTACGAGGGAAATGATAAGGCTCGATTTATTGCTATTCCAGACATAGATCCTGTTACCGGAGAATCGAATTTCGACTATAAATACAACGGATTCAGTGTTGATTTCTTCCACGATCAGGAACTTACGATGGACGAAATCTCTTATAAATGCCTGTACAAGAATGAGCCTATCGAGCGTGAAGGACTTCTGTATACGGATGAAGAGCTTCGAAGATTCATTACGCTGCCACTTGGAGAACCGGATGCAATTCTTGGAATATGCGATACGAAGAATACCGGTACAGACTCCATGTTCTTACCGTGCCTGTTGAAGTATGGCAATGATTATTATCTTACGGCTTGTGTCTGTGATGATAATACAGATTACGGCGTTCAATACGAACGGACCTCAGATTTAATAGTAGACAACAAGATGCAACAGTGCCAATTCGAAAGCAATAACGGTGGTGATCGTGTTGCGTTGGAAGTAAGTAAACTTGTAGAAGCAAAAGGTGGTGTGTGCAATATCACATCGAAATATACGGAATCGAACAAGGAAACGAAGATCATAGTAAATGCTGATTGGGTTAAGAAACACGTCCTGTTTAAGGCAAGAACAGAGTATCAGCCAAAGAGTGATTACGGAAAGATGATGGGATTCTTGCTGAGTTATTCAGTTCGTGGAAAGAACCCACATGATGATGTACCGGATGGATTGGCCAGCTTTGCATTATTCGTACAGAATCTTATTGGTGCAACGGTAACAACATATAGCAGAGCAGCACTTGGAATTTAAGGAGGATGATTGAGATGAAGCTTACAAGAAAAGATATTGCAAACTATAAATTATTAAAGGTCCTCCTTGAAAGGGACCAGAGAAAACTTGACCGGTATATTGCAAAACAGCCATCTACATATTCCGGCAAGGTATACGGATCCAATCCAAATTTTCCATATGAGCCACGTGGGTTCACGGTCGGTGGTTGCACGGATACTGAAATTCATCAAAGGAAAGAATGGGACTTAAAATGCCGTGAAATGGAAGTTAAGATTCAAGATGATATCCGCAGACTGAATGAATTGGAAGTAGCGATTGATACAGTGATTGCGAATGCAAAAGATATTGAAGACAAGATGATTCTAGAATACACGAAAGACGGGATGTCTCAGCAACAGATAGCCATGAAAGTTGGATTAGATAGATCGGTTGTGTCAAAAAGGATAAAAAAATACGTTTCTGCCTAAATTTGCACAAAATGCACATTTTACAGTAGTAAAATTATAATCGAAGAAATTGTAATTCGTTCATTATTAAGAGGAAAAGAGCTTTGCGCGGTACCGTCACGTGAGGTTCTTTTTTTATGCAGAGGTGGAACTAAGTGGAGTTATTTGGAAGAAAACAGATTTTTACAGACGAACTGAATATAGATGCGACAAATATACTTCCTGTACTTAGTGAAGCTTATACAATCCATGAAATGAACAGGAGCGAAATTCAGTATCTTTTTGAATACGCAAGAGGCAAACAGCCAATTCTGAAAAGAGAAAAGGAAGTCCGGCCAGAAATCAATGAGCGAATCGTTGATAACATGGCATCTGAAATTCTTGAATTCAAATTGGGATATGAATTCGGCTCGCCAATTACATATGTACAACGTGCAAGAAAAGATATGAAGAGTGCCGGATTTTTCAAAAGAGCTATCCAGAAGATATTCGGCAGTAAAGAATCACAGATTGAAGATATGCGTATTGCTGCTATTAATGAAATGCTGACAGAAGAGAGCAAATCATCAAAGGATCTGCAATTGGCAAAAGATGTAAAGACTTGCGGTGTCGGATACAGGTTGATATTGCCGAAACGTTTCAAAACTGGAAGTTCGGTATTCGATTTATTGGTTCTGAATCCTATGAATACATTCGTTGTATATAGCAATGATGCCTATAGGGAGCCGGTTCTTGGAGTAACCTATTTTCCGAGAAGTGATGGCTCTATTCTTTTTGGATGCTATGCGAAAAATCAGTATTTTGAAATTGAAAGAGGTGTATCCTCCGGTTCTTATTATCAGGACTTTAAAGTATTGCCGAATGTTTTAGGGAAAGTCCCGATTATAGAATATATCAATGATTTTGACCGTATGGGGTGCTTTGAAAAGGCAATCCCATTGATGGATGCACTGAATACTACAGATTCGGATAGAGTAAATGACATTGCACAACATGTTCAAAACTTGTTGTGGGGTGACAACATTGAAATTGACGATGAACAGTACAAACAGATGCGCCAGGATGGAATGATTGTTACTAAATCACCGACCGGAAGAACGGCAACATTGAAATATTTAGAGTGCGCGCTTGACCAATCTGGTAATCAGTTATTAGTTGATTACATAAAACAGCAAATTCTTGATATATGCAGTGTTCCAAGTCGTTCGGAATTGTCTGGTGGTAGTACAGGAAGTGCCACGAATATGTCAACTGGTTGGATGGCAGCAGAAACAGATGCAAAAGCTAAGGAGCAGATCTGGACAGCATCTGAAAGAAGAGAAACAGCTGTTATTTTGAGCATTATCAAAAATAGTGATGAAGTTGATGGTGATATTTCCGAACTCAGCTTAGCTGATTTAGATATTAAGTTCTCAAGGTCACGTACATACGACTTGGCTACGAAATGTAATTCACTTGCAACATTAATTCATATTGGAATTGACCCGTTAAGGGCGATCGAGACGGTCGGATTATTCACGGATCCGCAACAGGTAGCACTTGATTCTGCAGAAAGAATCGACAAAGTGTTATTCCCGAACGACACTCCGGCAGACAAGACGGATGAGCCAAACGATGATCCATACAAAAAGAGACAGCCAGATATAACAGATCAGCCGTCTCAAAAATCAGTTTCAGATTGATAAATTAGCATCTCACCTTATGGTGGGGTGCTTTTTATATACATAGCAGGGAAGCTATTCAAAAAACGCAAGAGACAAGACAAGTCTTAAAAACGGAACATTAAGAAAATTAATCGAGAGGGAACTCGTATAAAACGCAGGAGGTAAGAAAATGGCAGACTTAAAAGATTTGCTCGGCGATGCTTATAAAGAAGATATGACTTTTGATGAAGTTAATGCGGCGTTAGCCGAAAAAGACTTGGTTGACAAAAGTCAGTTTGAAGGATTTGTCCCTAAATCACTTCTGGAAAAAGCAAATTCCGAAGCAGCTGATTACAAGAAAAAGTGGAAAGCAGCAAGTTCCGAACAGGAGCGAAAGGCTATTGAAGAAGCTGAGCAGAAAGCTCAGGCAGAAGAGGAGTTAAAAAGCCTTCGCCGTGAAAACAAAGTTTCGAAGTACGAGAAACAGTATCTTGCTCAGAAATACGATCCTAAGGACGCATTCGACATTGCCGAAGCTCTTTACGATGGAGATATGGATACAGTATTCAAAATCCAGCAGAAGCATGATGATGAAGTGCGCAAAAGCATTAAAGCAGAAATCATGAAGGATATGCCAGCACCTCCGTCAGGCAACCAGAAAACAGTAGATTACAGTAAACAAATTGCGGAAGCTCAGGAAAGAGGAGATATGGTCATGGTAGCATCTCTCATTCGTCAGCAGGCAGAAGCTAACGCAAAATAGAAAAGGAGATTTAAAAAATGGCAGACACATTTGCAATGAGTGGAAACACTCCTAATTTTAGCGGTATGCTTTTTAACAAAGGTAATACCAAGACACCATTTTCGACAATGATTGGTGCGCACAGAAAATTTACAAATCACACAGAATTCGTAACAGGACAGGAATATGAGACAGCGGAAGGATCTCAGCCAAATATTTCGGAAGCTGAATCATTGACAGCGCCGGATGCATCTGTTCTGAAAAGAGATCAGAAGACAAATGTTACTCAGATTTTCCAGGAAAGCGTTGGAATTTCTTACGGAAAGATGTCTAACATGGGAACTCTTTCAGGAATTAATGTTGCAGGACAGCAGGCTAATCCAGTTAGTGAAGAAGATTTCCAGATTGCTGCTAAAATGGCTAAAATCGGGCAGGACATTGAGTACACATTCCTTAACGGAAAATATCAGAAGTCAACAGGTGACAATGTTCCGAATAAATCAAGAGGTCTCCTTACTGCAATTGAATCAAATATCGTTGATGCAGATGGAAAGATGCTTTCGTTTATGCTACTGTGCGAAGCTATGAAGTGCATTGATGATTCTAACGGAGATACAACAAACCTTGTAGTAGGGCTTGATTCTACCGGAAGATTACAGCTGAATGCCGATGCAGCAGCTAACGGATTAACAATCGTGAGTGCCGGAAGAGATATCAATGGTATTGCAGTGGATCAGGTACTTACACCGCTTGGAACTGTATATCTTAAGACTCTGAAATATCTTCCAACGGGAACAGTTGCATTGTTTGACCCATCTATCATGGCACCGGTTGAACAGATTGTACCGAAAAAAGGAAACTTCTTCCTTGAAGAACTTGCAAAAGTCGGTGCAGGAACAAAGAAACAGATCTTCGGACAGATTGGTCTTGATCACGGCCCAGAATGGTATTCAGCAAAGATTACTAATCTGAGCATGAGAACACCACACGATGAAGATATGGCAAGACGCTATGTACAGGTAAGTGCCAGTGCGCCGGCTGAACTTGGAACGCTCACAGTACAGTCAGCAGCTGGAACAGCTGTGGGAGCAACAAAACTGACTGTAACACCTGCACTCACTTCCGGAAATTCTTATAAATATAAAGTGTCCGATGAAGAGACTAAAGTTGAAGCTGGACAGAATGTTCGTGTTTGGAAGTCTTGGGACGGTAAGTCAGATATCGTAGCAGAGAGTGGAAAACATATCATCGTTGCTGAATGCGACAAGAACTATGAGGTTTTAAAGGCCGGAAGTACAACGGTAACTGCAAAAGCCGAAGGTTAAGGAGTAAATGATCGATGGAAGAGCTTATAGATAGTATATTTTCCGATTTGAAAACTGAATTGAATTCAGAGCTGACAGGAGAAAACGATCAAGCTCTTCTGTTGGTTAAGGTGAGAAATGCTGTGGATGACGTTGAATGTGCAAGAAATTATCAAGGTCATCACACAGATGAATTCAAAGAAAAGGATCTGAAAAAAATGAAACCAATAATTAAGCGTCTCGCTTTATATGATTGGAATACCATTGGAGCAGAAGGACATTCGAGCTATTCCGATAGTGGTATTTCAAGAACTTTCGTAAGCAGAGATGATATCTTGAGTCAGGTAATTCCTTTTGCAACAGTGTTATCGGCTCAGTAAGGCGGTGATCCAATTATCTCCCGGCAACAGGGTAAAGTTGTAAGAAGATTGTGCGTGACCAAAGCGGTGATTCTGCCGGAATGGTCGCAGGGAAATATGTGCAATGATGGTGGAGGGATAGCACATTGAGAAACTTAAAGAAAAATGAAACAAAATTATGGTATTCGAATTACGGAAAAGGGAATCCGATACTGGATGAAAACGGTGATGAGACGGGAGATTATGACAGTGGTTATGGTTCTCCTGTTTCTTTTTTCGCTACTTTATCGGCAAACAAAGGAAATGCCTATGCCGATGTATTTGGAACGAATTTGGACTACACCAGAACGCTATCAACAGTTCAGAAACTTCCTATAACAGAAGAATCTCTTATTTGGAAGTCTGAGCCGATTCTGAATGCAGATGGTACGGTCGATAAAGAATCAGCTGATTATACCGTAGCCGGTATAGCAGATGGATTAAACGAATTGGTAGTTGCCCTGAAAGCGAGGAAGAAAAATGCCTAGATACAAAGTGGGATTATCCGCTAGAGAATTTCGTGAGTTGGCAGATCAGATACATGATTATCGAATGGATCTGCAAGAAAAATGTGAGGAATTCACGCGGCGTCTTGCTGAGGAAGGTGTTGCGATTGCAAAAGCAAATATCTTAAGCGAAGAAGCAATCTATACCGGCGAACTGCTTAATAGCATGGATATTGAGCCGGGCGACATTGTATCTAACGGCGCATCGTATTACATTTATACGGCGTGCCCGTGGGCGAAATTCGTTGAATTTGGTACCGGTATTGTTGGATCCGAAAATTCTCATCCAGATACTTCAATTGTTGGATGGAAATATGATACAAACAACCATGGTGAAAAAGGATGGCATTATTTCAAGGATGGCGCATGGCATTGGACACAAGGTATGCCGTCAAGACCATTCATGTACAATACTGCTTCTGAATTGCGAAGCATGAATACTATAGCCGATATAGCAAGGGAGGTGTTTGGAAGTGATTGACGCATCGAATAGAGTTTTGACTAACATAAAAACATATGTGGCAGAAACTTGTAAGAATGTATCTAATTATTCCAGTAAAGCACCGCCAGAATTCCCGGCAGTGTCGGTTGTTCAAATTGATAATCCAGATGCATGTATGGATTTGGAGAATAACGAAAATGCCGTAACTTCTGTGATTGAAATTCAGTGTTATTCCAATAAAAGCAACACGGAAACAAGGAATATCATAAATCAATGTTGTGATGCAATGCGAATGATGGGATATCGCCGTACATACGGTCCGAAGCCTGTCACAAATGCATCAGACACAAGTATCTATCGTACAGTGGCAAGGTTTACAAGACTTGTCTCAGCGGTAGATGAAATAGAGAAATTTGAAACTAAGGGAGCGCAAAGCTCCCTGTTTTAATATGTAATTTTACCGGATGCCATTAGGAGGCATTCGCTGACCGCATTAGTTAAGCGGTAGAAAGGTAGGTATATTATGGCTGACGCAGCAAAGGCACTTAGTACTATTAATACTGTTCTTAAAGCCGGTGATCAAGGCTCTACAGTAGCAAAAATTTGTAAAATAAAATCGTATCCAGACCTCGGAGGAACACCGGAAAAAATTTCCGTGACCGATCTTGAAGACACGGACGAAACATCTGTACCGGGAGTAAGATCTGCTGACGACATGCAGTTCAAAGCGAACTACACAAAGGAAAATTATGCAGCAGTTAAAAAAGTGGCTGGCAAACGGCAGATTTTTCAGCTAGATTTTGGAGCAGACGGAGCAGACGGGCAGTTTTCATGGTCCGGTGTTTTATCAGTGACAGTTAATGGTGCAGAAGCAAATGCAGCGAGAGAAATGACTATGACTATAGTACGTGATTCAGAAATCAAAGACAGTGATGCAGCGACAGCGTTCCCTGGTTAAAAAATAAAACATCCTCCCGAATATTATGGTATAATAAATCTATACTTTAAGAAGGGAGGATGTTGAAATGTCAACACAGGTTACAAACGCAAGTCCTAAAAAAAAATCAACTTGTATTAAATTAAGTATCATTCCATTTATTGCAGCGATTTTAGGAATAATCGCTGGAAATCTTAACAATGACACATTAATACTCATATACGGAGTATTGTCATTGTGTTCAGGAGCGTGTAATTTTTACGTAGGGAAGTTTAAAAAAGGAATTATTTTTTCTTTGACATGTGGAGGCTTTTTGATTGGTGCAATAATTGATATATTCCACTTAAAGATAACTGGCACATTCAAAGATTCAAATGGGTATCCAGTAATTTATTAAAAAAATCAAAGAAATTTTGGAGTCATGCATTTTTGCATGGCTCTTTTTTGTAGGAGGATTTAAAAATGGTAAAAGTAAAAATCAATGGTAAGACATACAACGTTAAGGAAATGACGTTCAAAGAATATACGAAAATGGAAGAGCAAGGTTTTTCTATCATCGAAGCCTTTAGAAAAAAACAGCTGACGCTTATCGCTATGGGTTTTGTGTGCGCTGTAGTTGACTGCGATCGTGATGAAGCGGAAAATCTTGTGACGCAGCATATCCTCGGCGGTGGAAACATCATTGATATTACAGATGCATTCGGAAAGGCAATTTCTGAATCGGATTTTTTCCAGAAGATGCTGGGAGTAGCTCAGGAGAAGAAAACAAAAGTAGAAAAAGAAACTTCGCCGGAAGAGTAATTATTCCTATCAGTTTTACACAATTTACGCATGATTACTGGTTGCCAATAGCGGCAAGATGCGGAATAAGTTATAGAGAGTTTTGGGATATGACACCCAAAACTCTTTTAATTTATAAACACCAAAAAGAGTTGGAAGAGGCACGGGAAACCGAGTTGACAGATGTATCTGCATGGATGACTGGTGCTTATATTTCAAAAGCAATTAGCTGCTTCCTTAGTAATGATGAAACATATCCAGAAAAGAATGTGTTTTTTAATGCTGACCAATTCGAACTTACAGATGATGATATCGAAGAAATCATTTCGGAAAACACGCAAATTGCGGCAGCAAATTTTTCAGAATGGGCAAAGGTGGCAAATGAATCCAAAGGTAGGTGAGAGCAATAATGCCAGATGAAATTGACAGACTTGAGATAGCCATTGAAACAGAATCAAATCGAGCAAACAGATCACTTTCAGGAATGGAAAGAAGATTAAATCGAATCGCAGATAGTCTTGAAAAAGTTGTTGCTCTTGCATCCGGCATCGGAGAAATTGGAGAGTTTGATTTAAGTGGGTTTGATAAATTCACAAGTGCTATTGACAATGCAATTAAAAAGAAGAACGACTTAGACAAAAAAGAAATCAAAGTTCGGACGAATCGTTCAGACTTGAAATACACAGAGAAATCATTGGATTCTATCTATAAAAAATACAGCAATGCGGGATTGAATCTTGATGTTTCCGGTATGGATGTATCGGAGCTTGAAAAAGGATTGAAAAACTCAGAAGCTACTGCAGCGAGATTGAAGGATAGATTAAACAAAAAAATTGCAATTGAAGGGACTGATCACCTAGGGAAGACCTTTGAAAGCATAATTTACGATATCCAGAAAGCTACCAATGAAGCGAATGTATATAAAAAAGCAATTGATGGGTTATCAGTAGAGCAGCCATCGTTTACGATTGAAAGAGATGGGAATGTTGTCAGCGAATTAAATCAAGAAAAACTTAGTATGGAATCTCTCGGTGAAAATGCAGAGAAAGTTTCCGATTCTATTGAAGATGTTTCTAATGAAATATCTAACATAGATAAAGGTGGGAATATATCAAAAATTTCTAGTAAATTTGATTATTTGAAAAATAAAGTTGGCGAAATAAAGAGCGGTCTTACAAAGGGCGGATTCGGAAATTATACAAAAAATTTCATGGAAATGTTAAAGTTGCCAGAAACGGGAACTTCAACTCAAGGGGGAAAATTCAATAATATTCCACCTATGAAAGAAAATGGAGATTACGACACAGAAGCCATTCAAGAATACGTTGACTCTTTTGGAAAGGCAAATGCTGCGGCAAATAATTTTTCAGATCAAATAAAAGCCTTAAAAAAGGAACTTGAAGGTTTAAAAGGGCAAGGACTTGGTGAGGGTGACGAAGAATATGATGCAGTAGCGCAGAAACTTGCTGTAGTAACAGAACGGCGGAAAGAATACAACCGTTCAATGAAAGAAAAAGCAAAAAGCATTATAGCAAAAGAAGAAATCTCGAAGTTGCAGATAGCTGGAACTGCGTTAAAAGCACTTATTAAAAATGCCGGGAAATTGGGATTGTCATTTGCAAAATTGTCGATCAGTGGGCTTTCGAAACTTCCGCAGATTGCTAAAGCGTCTGCAAATGCTTTTAAAGTATTAGGATCTGTGATTTCTAAGGCAAAGGACAAGCTCGGATTATTGCAGAAAGATTCCAATAAAGGAATGTCGTGGAAGAAAATGATTGGCTCTTCCATTTTATTTTCCACTGTTTTTGGAGCAATCAGCCAGATAAAAGAAGCGATTAAAGCCGGTTCTGATAATCTGGTTCAATATAGCTCTGCATACAACAAGAGCATATCAGGCATGGTTACTTCTTTATTATATCTAAAAAATGCGTGGGCCGCTGCTTTCGCACCAATTGTCAATGTAGTTGCACCGTATATATCGAAATTTCTTGATATGCTTGCCGGGGCATTAAATGCAGTTGGACAGTTCATGGGCTCATTGACTGGAAAGTCAAAAGTCGTACAAGCTAAAAAAGCATGGTTTGATTATGGGAAAAGCTTAGAATCAACAGGGAATAGTGCTTCAAAAACAGGAGATAAACTTAAAAAAGCAAAAAAAGATGCTAAGGATTTAACCAATTATACTCTTGGAATAGATGAATTACACGTTATCCAACCAAGTAGTGATTCTGCAAATCAAGATTCTGGATCGGAAAAGTATACAGGCCCGTCCCCATCAGAAATGTTCGAAACATCATCTATTGATAAAAATGTGTCTGATTTTGCAAAGAAAGTAAAGGATGCATGGAAAAAGGCTGACTTTACAGAAATCGGATCAATTCTCGGGACAAAATTAAAAAACTCTTTGGATGGAATTGATTGGAACCCCATACAAGAAACTGCAGAAAAAATCGGAAAATCTTTTGGAACATTCATAAACGGATTCGTTGAAGTTGATGGACTTGGGGAGTCGATTGGAAATACTATCGGCGAAGCTTTCAATACCGGACTGGATTTGGCAAATTCGTTTTTAGATAACACAAAATGGGATGAAGTCGGAAAATTTATTGGTGATGGCGCAAATGGTGCCGTGAACACAGTTAACTGGACTGGAATAGGACATTTTATAGCACAAAAATGGAACGCTATTTTCGCAACAATAGGCGAAGCAGCCAGGACTTTTGATTGGAGTAATTTTGGCAAGAGCTTATCAGATAGTCTGAATCAATTTATTAGTGATTTCAATTGGTCTGAAAATGGAGCTAGGCTTGGAGACCTCGTAAAAGGAGTACTTGATACATTAATACAATTTCTTGAAAACACTAATTGGCAAGAACTTGGAAATGGAATTGCCGATTTTATTGGCTCTATTGATTGGTCTGGAATTTTAACGAGATTGGCCGAAGGAATTGGTGCAGCACTTGGAGGACTCGCAGCGTTGTTGTGGGGTCTGATAGAAGATGCATGGAAAACGGCTGTCAATTGGTGGAAAGATACTGCCTTTGAAGATGGTCATTTCACTATAGAAGGACTCTTTAAAGGAATTGCCGATGCATTAAGCAATGTAGGTGCATGGATAATAAATCATATATTCACACCATTTATTACAGGTTTCAAAGAAGCGTTTGGTATTCATTCCCCGTCAACTATCATGGCTGAACAGGGTGGCTATATTATGGCCGGACTATATAATGGAGTTGTTTCTAATCTCGCAAAAGTACTTAAATTCTTTGGAGAATTAAAAGACCAGATTGTTGACAAATTCTCCGACGTAGGGGAATGGTTTGGTGATAAATTTGGGGCAGCAAGAAAAGCCGTAACTGATAAATTCTCTGACATTGGCACATGGTTTGGCAGAAGAAAAGCTGACATTCAGAATGCGCAGTCAAGCGTGTCAACCTGGTTCAGCACTAAATATCAGAGCGCAAGAGGATATGTGAACTCAGCATTTTCTAATGTTGGCAAATGGTTCGGTGGACGTAAATCTGATATTCAGAACAACATGAAATCTGTATCTGGATGGTTCAAGAGTACATTCCAGACTGCTTACAAAGGCGTAACAGATTCATTCGGAAAGATTGGAGATTTCTTCAAGGGTATTGGAAAGAAAATCAAAAAACCTATCATCGGGGCAATGAAAGCTATCCTCAATGGTGTCAACTGGGTATATGAAAAACTCGGTGGTGGAAAGAATCATTTCGATGTATCCAAACTGGACAAATACGCTAGCGGTACAAATGGTGTATCACATGATACTGTCGGTATCGTGAACGATCAAGCCGGTAGCACCTATCGTGAAATGGTACAATTCCCGAACGGAAAGACAATCATTCCAAAGGGACGTAATGTCATGTTACCAATGCCAAAAGGTACGAAAGTTCTTCCGGCAGACCAGACCGCTTCATTAATGAATATGCCACATTTCAAAAAAGGAATCGGAGATTTCTTTGGTGGCGCATGGGCGAAATTCAAAGACTTCACAGGAAATATTGCTGATTATATCAGTAATCCTAAGAAGTTGGTGCAAATGGCAATTGATAAGTTCACGGACTTTTCAAGCTATCTGGAACCGGGATTGTCAATGGCAAAAAATGCGGTTAGAGGTACTGTAGGAATTGCTACGAAGTTCATAAAAGACAAGCTGAAAGGCTTTGGTGGAAGTGGTGTTAATTACAAACCATCTGCCGGTGTGGAGCAGTGGCGTGCTACTGCAAAGAAAGCACTGGAATTGACAAACCAGTTTACAGAAGCGAATTTGAATCGCTTGCTTATGCAGATGAAGTCAGAATCCGGCGGTAATCCGAATGCAATTAACAACTGGGACATTAATGCAAAGATGGGTATTCCGTCCAAAGGCTTAATGCAAGTTATTGACCCTACATTCCGTGCATACGCTATGAAAGGGTTCGACAAAAACATCTATGACCCAATGTCAAATATCTTAGCAGCCATCAGATATACGCTGGCTCGATATGGCAGTCTCGAAAGAGGATGGAAAGGTCATGGATATGCAAACGGCGGTTTCCCGAAAGTCGGAGAAATGTTCTATGCAAGAGAGAGCGGCCCTGAACTTGTTGGAAAGATTGGAAACCGTTCAGCAGTAGTTAATAATCAGCAGATTGTTGATTCGGTAAGTAACGGAGTTTCAAGAGCGAATGATGAAACCAATTCACTCTTAAGAACAATCATTGAATACCAGGAGTTACTTCTTAAGAAAGAAACAAGCGTAAATATGGATGGAAAAAGAATGGATAAGCAGATATCAAAAGCGCGTAGGAATACGGGCTTTTCTTTTTCGCCAACGTAGGAGGTGTAGGAAATGGCAGCAAGGCATATATCCAATTTCATAATGGTAAATGGCAAGCCGTTTCCGGCACCGAAACGCTACCCAAATATGGTAGTGACAACGGCGGTAAATGCTGCCAGAAATGCCAATAACAAAATCGTCGGTCAGAAAATCGGTAGAGACAATTATAAGATTGACAACTTGGAATGGCCATATCTGGATGCGGAAACATGGTCAAGTATGCTAAAAGAATTCAAAAAATATTTTGTGACTGTAAGATTTTGGGATATGGTCGAAAATAACTGGATTACCTTAACCATGTATCCGGGAGATAGAACAGCAGACGTATTCAAATATGACAAAACTGGAAGACCAGTGGCGTACATAAATTGCAAAGTCAACATTATTGATACGGGGTGGTAGTTAATGTATCAGACATCACAAGAATATAAAGAATCCATGAAACGACCAGTCCGCAATCAGTCCTACATGAAAATTCAGCTTGGATTGATTAACCAAGAGGCTCAGCAGACAGCGGGACTTTCTGACACCAATAAATATAATGACTTCTCAGATGCAGAATCCATATTCAATCAACACACTGTAAGACGGTACGCAACTTATGAGAGCAATTTCTGGAAAGCAAATGGCATTAGCTTTTTCTTGCCAGAGAAGAAATCAGATTATCGAAAAGACGGGATTACTTCAACGAATTTGTTTGAAGAAAGTTTTCATGTGAAGTTTGTATTCGGTTGCGGAAAATCCGACATCAAAGGACTGACTATTAAATTTGGTAGAAATTATCCTACAAAATTTACGATCGTTACTGATAATGCTACGTCTTTTGAATATGAGAATACAGAAGAGCTTTTTAAGTCCGATGATGTGTTTGAGAATACGGAATCAATTGAATTAGTTATTACGGAAATGAATGTACCGAATGCGAGGGTGCGAATTGATTACATTATATTTGGACTCGGCTTGGAATATGACGATGAATGGATATCAGAAGCAAGTAGCAATACAACTCTATCAGCAATCAACGAAGATTTGCCGGAATCCGAATTTAAGGTAACGCTGTGCAATGACAACCAATTATTTAACGTAGACAATCCATCATCTGATATTAATTTCTTAGAAAGTGGTCAAAAAGTTAATGTCATGATGGGATATATGCTGGACGATGGGAATATTGAATGGATAAAAATGCATTCGCTGTATGTATCAGAATGGAGTGCTGATGATTCATCCGCTACCATTACAGCTGTAGACATCTTGAAATATTTGGATGAAAAATATTATAAAGGTATCTACTATGAGGATGGAATATCCCTGTACGATTTGGCCGTATTAGTTCTCACAGATGCCGGATTAAACGAAGACGAATATTATATTGATTCATACATGAAAAAGGTATATGTTCATAACCCACTGCCAAATGTGACACACAAAGAAGCATTGCAGATTATAGCAAATGCCGGTCGCTGCATTATGGATTATGACAGAAATGGAAAGATAAGGATTCGTGTAGCATTCAAGCCAACATACGATACGACATCAAACGGAGAAACTTATTTTTCAAATGCACCAACAATTGACAACTTAACTGAGAAAAATCAGTATGCAACGTGCGAACAGAACTTCTGGAAAGCGGACGGGGAAAAACTATTCGTACCAACCGATCATCATCAAGACACCGGATATATAAGTGCTTCAATATCAGATGAAAACGGGAGGTTCGATGTAAATCCTATGCTTACAAGGACGCTAGAAGCAAAATACAAAGCATATGGGATCATGATTAATTTCTCTGGGAATCTTCCAAAGAAAATAGTAATCCGTACATATGCGGATGATGTGTTAAACAATACATTAACTATCACATCCGGAATCGAACAGGCTACAGAAATTAACTATGATTTTCCGGAATATGATCGTTTGGAAATTGAATTCCCTGAAACCGAACCAAATAGCAGAATCCATATTGATTATTTATCGCTCGGTGCTGAAACAAGTTATTCGTTGGAATATGATGATTTGTATTCTACCCCTGTCGGAACTCAGCTTGAAAAAATCAAGAATGTAAAGGTTTCACGATCGCTATATTCAAAATCTGCGACAAAGGAAGATTTGACATCTGAGACTATCACTTATTCCGGCGAGAACCAGATATATTATCTGAATGACCCGTGTTATGGATATTCCGTAGCTATAAGCAATGCGAAAAGTGGCCAGAGCGCAAAGATAGTATCGTCCGGTACTTATTATGTTGAAGTTGCTTTTTCTGGTGTAAAAACAGGGGAAAATATAGAGGTGGCCATAACAGGATATAAGTATAATGTGGCTACGTCTTATTACAGTCAACCAGTTCACAACCGTGGAACAGAAAAAGAGTGGAAGAATCCGCTAATATCTTTTGATGATCACTGCCAAGAGGTCGCTAAGTGGCTTGCTGATTATTTTGCGTCAGGCATTGAATATGAGCTTGATTACCGCGGTGAACCAGCTATTGATTGTGGTGATGTTATCGGGCAAGAAAACAAATACGACCCCGACTTAAAAACGATAGTAGAACAATCGCAGATTACATTCAAATCTGGACTGCTTGGCGGTGGATTAAGAACTAGGAGGAAAGAGTATGTGGCAAGAACCAAAAACCGATTGGTCAGCCGATGATTACATAAATATCGCAGATTATAATCGTATTATCGGGAACATTGCTTATCTGCATGATTTACAGCAAGAGTTATATAAACCTGTTCCATATACGGAATTAGCAGAAAAGACGGTAAGTGATTATCCGTATGCATGGGAATTTAATGCCATCGAAAGTTTTTTGAATGCATTAAGCGATAATACATTTCCTTTTGCGAATTATGAACGTGGGTACTGGATAGACAATGGGCCCACGCCAACGTATGATGATTTGAATCGAATAGAAAGTGCTTGTCTCGCTTTCTATAAAGGATATAACCGGCAGAAACTTACACAGCAGAAATTACCTATCACTTTTGGGGTAAATCAATCTGCTATAAAATGTTAGGAGGAAAACAACATGGCATACACACCATTATCCACTGATTTTAAAGACCAAATACTTTCTGATGTTAATGCTCAGAGGAAGTATAAACAGACTGTAAATGAAGACGGTACAGTGTCTCTGCGAGATATGACGGCATACGATCAGGAAGGTAGTACATATTCTGCAAAGGACATTAATGAGGAACGAAAAGCAATAAATGATATCTACGCAAACAAAGTAGTTAGTCTGGATGAGGCAAGTCTTGTTACAGAACCAGGATTCTTCTGTGATGCACTGGTAATCAATGAAATAAATAAGAGTTTGACAGATAAAATAAATACAGTTAAAAATATAAACAAGAACATAACTAAGATGATAGGCGGATCAAAAGTTGTAACCGCAAAAGCCGGCACATCTGTACAGGTATTTACTAATTCTGAGATAAATAAAGCGCTTGGCGTAACTAACTCTTCTAATGCAAACACAGTGGTATTAATGACTAACGGCGATGGTCTTGCTCAAAAAGTGCATGTAGAAGGCAGTACCTACTTAAACAGCGCATGGCATGCAACGTTTAATCAGAATGCTTCTGCTGGTAGCATTAGAATAAATTATGTAATATTCTATTTTGGATAATTAGTTATAATTCTGCGACACAGACAAAAAGGAGAAAATATGAATATATTATTTTTAAATCAATCAGAAACGGTTACAGCAACTGTAAAGAAATTAAGTGTACACCTTATCGAGATAACCGGGACAGAACCAAATACATCCGGTTTTCACCTACTGAATAATGCTGGTAATGTATTTGGAAAATATGATGGGTTCACAACATTATACCGTGAACTGGAAGATGGATTTATTCTTTCTGACGATGGAAGTGTATATGTTGAACCGATTGAACCGGAACCAGAGCCAGAACCGGAAATCAGTCTTGATGAAGTGAAAGAAGCTAAGGTCGCAGAGATGAACGACATACAGCAGAAGCTCATAGCACAGGGAGTTGATGTTACTCTGTCTGATGGCAGTAAAGAACATTTCTCATTGACTGAGCGTGACCAGACTAGCCTTGTTGGGTTACAGGCACAGGTCGCAATCGGAGCTGAGAATATTCCTTGGCATACTTCCGATGAAGATGAACACTGCAAATTCTACAGCAATGCAGATATGGCAAAAATCACTTCGTCTGCACTATCCTATGTGACATGGCACGTGACTTATTTCCGTGACCTCCGCATTTTCATTCGTTCTCTGGAAAGCAAAGAAGAGGTTGAACAAGTTACCTACGGAATGAATATTCCAGAAGCATATCAGTCTGAGCCACTGAAAGCAATGTTGGCTCAGAAATCATGAAGAAGTTAAGACCGCTGATTCTGTTTGGGATTGGTGGCCTGATTTACGTGCTGATAGAGCTAATAGCAAGAGGACGTAGCCATTGGTCGATGTTCATCGTTGGTGGTTTGGCGTTCTTCCTTATTGGTTGTATCAACGAAAAATGCCGGAAGATGCCACTGGTAAGGCAGATGTTGATCGGTGCGATTGTGATTACTACATTGGAATTTGTATGTGGTTGCATCGTGAATCTATGGCTCGGTTGGAATGTATGGGATTACAGCAATATGCCGTTCAATTTACTTGGTCAGATATGCTTACCATTTACCGTAATATGGTTTTTCTTATCGGCAGTGGCGGTTGTCTTGGATGATTGGATAAGACATATATTGTGGGGCGAAGATATACCACATTACAAATGGAGGTAGCGCATGAGAGTATTAAATTTTTGCGTTGATGAACAGAAAATTTCAAAAATGCCCGGATGCGATTTTAGCAATATCGCAAGAGGTAGCTCAGATTACCTCAAGGTGCATCTATCCGTATCCGATGGTTGGAGCGGATGCGCAAAGGTCGCTGAGTTCTATGATATGTTAGGGCAGCTACGTGAATCTGTTCCCGTAATCAATAACGCCTGTACAGTTCCGGCAGTAGTAACCGGCGGTATATTGTGGGGAATCCGTATCGTAGGAGCAAAAGGGAACTACAGAATAACAACAAATAAGTTGGAGGTGATGCAATCGCGACAACAGAAGAAGCATTAGCAGCAGCGGTGGTCGAACCGGTCAACGACATTTTTGAAATCGACCCGGAAACCCGTGTGATTACAGTCCCGGCATCCGAAAAGCTGTTCGGTGTAGCAAATGATGGGAACTCCGAAAGGAAGCATTTTCGATGTCCAAAAATCGTAGGGGATAACATCGACCTGTCTACGATGCACCTGTACATCAATTACCAGAATGCCAACGGGCAGAAGTATCCTTATCTGGTAGAGGACATACGGACAGATGGCGACTATATTACATTTTCGTGGCTGATCGGCCCAGATGTGGTTGCATATAAGGGACAGATTAAGTACATCGTATGCGCCAAAAAGGGAGATGGAACAATTCCGGAATGGAATACCACCCTTGCAGAAGGTACTGTACTGGAAGGTCTGGAAGCTACAGATGAGGTGGTGAAACGAAATCCGGATATCATCGAACAGATCTTGACAAGACTTGATAACGTAACAGAAATCCCACAGGAAAAGGTAACAGAAGCGGTATCTACCTATATGGAAGCGAATCCAATTAATGTGCCGAAAAACTTATCTGACCTAAAAGAAGATGCGGAACACCGTACCGTTACAGATAAAGAGAAACAGTCGTGGAATAACCGACAAGCACTAACAATCACATATGGCGGTAAAACTCACGTCTATGATGGCAGTGAAGCCATTGCCATCACCATAGAAACAGGCGGTATAGAGCGTATCGAAAAACTTGCTACAGACACCACAGTAACCTTAGAGCCTAACAAACTCTATGTATTCCCGGAAATGACATCATTAACCTACACCATCGGAGAGGGAACGGGAGAGATCCATTTTATTTTTAAAAGCGGTGCAACAGCAACAAGAGTAGTGCATCCAGCCGGTGTAAATATCGGGAGCTTTACGGTAGATGCTAACAAAATCTATGAGGTGTCGATTCTTGAGGGCTTGCTGACGAGCCAGAATTGGAGCGTGAGCTGATGAAACGTAGAAGAATATTAGGGAGTGAGGCAGAAAGTATGATAAATGAAGAGTTTGAATTATTAGGCGAAATTGATGTGTCAAATTTTGCATTTGTAAATTCTGTTATGTTTGAAAAGACCTGTGACTGCTCAGAACTGTTGTTGATATGGACAGATATGGAAAATTCGACTAATACAGATTCTGCGGTTATGGTAAAGATTAATGATATTGCGGCAGATTGTGGAGCACCTAGAACATCTAAGAAAGGAAGCAAAAAGAACGGATATACATTATATAAATGTTTGAACGGGTGCGGAACAATATCAGTATCTCATACCGGAGCTGGTAGCAAAACAATGTATAGTGGCAATGCAGGGAATGTTATGATTCCTTACAATTTGATGCCGATTGCGGAGAAATTTAGGAAAATAAAAATCTACAACGGTGGAACACAATATTATGCAACATCTGGCACTATAAAAGTTTACGGGAGGTAAGTTGACATGAAATACAGAATAACACACAATCTTGTCAGTCAGTCAGTCAGTCAGTCAGTCAGTCAGTCAGTCAGTCAGTCAGTCGATGATACTGTAGCTGATTCACTCTTGTCAAGAACGGCGGTGACGATATGAGCCGCCGGAGAATGATGCTTATGAATGGACAGGAGGAGAATGAGATGAAAGAATGGAAAACATTAGATACCGTTGTTCTGAAAGAAGATGCGAAAACTATTACAGTCAAAATTCCAGATGCAAATGAAATAACAGTACTATTCTGGGGGAGAGAGAACAACGGTGATGATAGCATTAGTGGCACAGGAGTGGGGTCTGATGGACTAAGAATAAATGATAAAGGAGTATCAAATTATCCATTGACATATCTGAGGAAAGCAGGAAGTGAATATTATACAAAGATTACAGCGGAAATTATAAATGGATTTTTGGATGGAACAATATCAAAAAAAGGAAATAATGAACTTGTAGGATTTCAAAATCTTTTGACGAATGTAGAATCCATAAAAGAAATATCGCTCGTTACGAACAATTTATTCAAAACAGGCAGTAAAGTAACGGTATTATATCGTTAGATAAGGAGTTGATGTTAAAATGCTGACAGCACAGCACAGCACAGCACAGCACAGCTTAAGGCGTAGGTTGCTTAATGCACAAGAAGAAACAAACGAATGGCTATATGAAGCTTACCTAACCGATACTGGAGAGTGGTACGGCAAGCGGTGTCCGGCTATTGTATTCAGTGTAAAACAAGGAGAACAGTATTATATCGAATGGAGCAATGTTAGAACACAGAATAAATACATCTATGATATGCGTAGATGCGGTGGAGCGTACTTGACCTATGTTCCAAATCAGATTGCAGAATCTGGAAGCATTGAGATTGTTATTCCATCAGACGGCACACTGTATGTCGGATGTGGTTTCAATAATAAATTTTCTCACGGTGATATCGGTGCTGCTAGCTTCGATGGAGATTATATTCGAATAAGAAAGGAGTGATTAAATGCACGCAAAATTACAAAACGGGTGTATTCGGAGTGCACCCAAAACCATTACTTTGGATGGAAAAACAATCAACAATCCGCTCCAGGAAGAACTGGAACAGTTAGGATATAAACAGGTGGTGTACACAGATATGCCTGCTGAGGTGACGGATGGCAAGCACTGGGAATCGGAGTGGACGGAGGAAGAGAATGCGATTAGGCAGGTGTGGACACTGGTAGACGATTACGACTTAGAGCAAATCAGAACTCTTAAGAAAAGTGAAATTTCAGATGCTTGCGAACAGACAATTTATAATGGAATTGATGTTGAAATGTCTACAGGAACACAACACTTCTCTCTCACCGAAAAAGATCAGATCAATATATTCGGATTACAAGCAACTATTGAATCCGGTGAAACACAGATTGAATATCACAGTGATGGCAATCCTTGTATATACTATAGTGTTGAAGATATTCAGAAACTAATTGCTGCTGCAATGGGATTCGTAAAATATAATACTACATATTGCAATAGCTTAAATGTATGGATTAGCAAAGAAACGAATGCGCAGACAATTAGTGAAATGTATTATGGAATGGAAATTCCAGAAGAACATCAATCAGAAGTTCTTAAGAACTATATTAGAATTAAAACAAAAGATTTGTAAAAGATGGCGGTATTTTTTACTGCTGTCTTTTTTATTATATAAACAGATGGAGGAAACATATGGATATCAGAGCGGGCCCGCAAGGTCTTTTTTATACATATTTTGAGAAAGAGAGACGGAAACAGTGAAAGAGTTTTTGATAAATACTTATACGATAGTTCTTCCTATAGCACTGGGATATATTGTCTGGCTGTTAAAAAATCAGAAAAGAGACAGGGATGCCAACAGCAAAGGAACGATGCTTTTACTTCGTGTACAGTTGATTGAATATCATAGCAAGTATATGCAGATGGGTGATATCCCGTCTTATGCTTATGAAAATTTCTGCGAGATGTACGAAGCATATCATGCGCTCGGTGGAAATGGAATGATAACTAAAATGATGCATGAAATTGAAGAATTGCATTTAAAAAAGAAAGGTGATTAACTATGGAACAGATTATGAATTATGTAAAACCGGAACTGGTAGTAGTGGCAGTTGTACTGTACTTTGTTGGAATGGGGCTGAAACAGTCACAGGCCGTGACAGATAAATATATTCCGTTGGTTCTTGGAATCATTGGAATTGTGATTTGTGGAATCTACGTGATTGCAACCTGTAGCCTGTCTGGTATGCAGAATATTGCAATGGCGGTATTTACAGCAGTGGTACAGGGCGTGCTTGTAGCCGGATTAAGTACATATGTGAATCAGATTTTTAAACAGCTTAATAAAGAAGAATAAGAGGGTGAGAAATCATCCTCTTTTTTAATAGATGAAAGGAGAACTCATTATGGGATGGACAGAATATGAGAAGAAATTAAAGGAATGGTACGGATATAGCGAAGCAAAGAACCAGGATGATATTATCATCGACATTTACAACAAACAGCGTCCGGCTGGTTCCTACAAAATGACACATACAGACCCTTGGTGCCATGCAACAGTATCAGCAGCAGCTTACGCTTCTGGAAATGCCGGTAAGGTACCAAATACCTGTTATTGTCCGACAGGTATTAATATATGGAAAAAGTGGGGCAAATGGGTAGGACGTTACACTAATGCGTACAACCCACAGCCGGGATACATCATCTATTATGACTGGAATAAAGACCTGATTTCCGACCATGTTGGAACCATTATTGCACGAAACGGAAACATTTTGACAGTTAGAGAGGGAAATCGAAATGATATGCTCTGTGACCGTCAGATTAACGCAAATTCACCGTTGATTATTGGATATGGTATTCCAGACTGGGGTGGAGCAACAAAAGCACCTGTAGTGACAGTTCCGACACATGAGGAAACTAAACGTACATGGTTACAGATTGGAGATGCCGGAGCAGAAGTCAAGGATGTACAGAACAAGCTTATTGCTATAGGTTATTCATTACCTTCCGGTGCAGACGGGAAATACGGAAAAGAAACCTATACGGCTGTTAAGAAGTTCCAGCATAATGTAAACATCAAAGAGGATGGTCTGGCCGGTGAAGTAACACGTGCAAAATTGAACAATGCTTACAACACACGATCAGCTGCGAAAGCAAATAATTCATGGGTTGCTAGATTACAGGCTGCCTGCAATGCACAGGGATTCTCAAATCAGAGAGTTGATGGAATTGCCGGACCGAATACATTAGCTGGCTGCCCGACATTAGGAACTGCTTCAAAAGGTTCTATCACAAAGCTTGCACAGGAACGTCTCAATGCACTTGGCTACAATTGCGGATCCGCAGACGGCAAAAACGGGCCAAAAACTCAAAAAGGAATTAAAGCATTCCAGAAAGCAAAAGGTCTTCCAGCGAACGGAATCGTCGATAGAAAGACGTGGAAAGCATTACTCGGGCTGTAAGATTTAACAATAAAATACTTTAGTCTATTATATAATCCTTGTAAAATATAATTACAAGGATGTGATCATATGGAAGAATTCGCAAAGAAGATAAGAAAATTAAGAATGAGTAGAACCATGTCTCAAAAAGATCTCGCAGATCTGCTTAACGTTGACCGAACTACGGTTGCTGGATGGGAGACAAAAGATCGTATGCCAGATGTGTTTCTGCTTGTCAGAATAGCAGATATATTTGATACAACCTTGGATGAATTGGTAGGGAGAGAATAAAAGCATTGAAAAATGTCCTATACTAAAGTATAATATTATAACATTATTGTTGGAAAGGACATTGAAAAATGCTTAATAATTCAAATGAAGAATTCGAAAAAAAGTTAGAACAAATTGACATAAACAAAGAACCGCCGGCGGATGATACCGAAAGACAGTATTATTTTATCAAAAAAGCAAGAAAATATGTAAAGGAAGAGTCTGAAAAATTGGGGCGCCCCCTTTTCTTTGCTACCGTAACCTTTGGTTGTCAGATGAACCCGGTAATAGAGAATTATTAAGCATTTATATTGAACATACAAAAGCCCCGAAAGCATTGATTTTCCGGGGCTTTTTTGCTATCTGTATAATAATGTGTGGGTTAATCCATTCTTGAAAACAATCTCTGTAATATGCCTGTCCATAACTGTGATATGGTCAATAATGGAGTTCATAAGTGTTTTCATTGCTTCTTCATCCATCATTGCGAGTTCGGAATACTCTATATTCCCACCACTGTTAATTTTGTGCGAGATAAGGAATTGAGATGCGGACTTAATGAATGCTGCCTGATCAACATTTTCTGAGATAGAAGATGAGTCTAGGCTCTTAATGCTATTTCCCAATTTCACCTTATCAACCTCTAATTTTGTTTTCATTTCAAGAAATTCTTTTTCGTCCATTGCATCATCATCGAAGAGGTATGCCTTTTTCAATCGCTCCAAAGCACGATCTGTTTTTTGGAGTTTTTCTTGCAGCTCTTTTTTCTTTTCCGCTGTATCAGTATTTTTACCATCTTTACTAACTGGTTTACCAGATAAAGTTTCTGTACCGGAACGACCATATAGCAAATCAATTGTATCCTGTAAGCTTGATTCAGATATTCCGGCCACGTCTGTGAAATCAATATGAGAGAGTATAACTCTTTCCAATGATTCAGTATCTTTGATGAATCTCCTACTTTTAGATGCATCAATAATAGCTGCTATATAATTTATCATGAACGGACCAATCTTTACATCGCTGACATTCAAGTTATCGCAATGTTTTTTCTGGTACTTGCCGGTGCAAGCGTAAGATGATGGTCTGAATCCATTTCCTCTACGCCCATCTTTGGATGTTACTTGATAGTTTGAGCCACATTTTCCACAAACTATTAATCCGGCAAATACATTACATCTTTTTCGTATCGGGTGGAAAGCAGAAGTATTTCTCTTTTTGCAATTCATATCCATCCTACGGTTGACTTCATTCCATATTTCGGGATCAACCAAAGGTGGAAATACGCCATCCATATAGATAACTTCTTCATCAGATTTTCTTTTGCCTCTTGCACTTTCCCTATAGTTGTAGCGATAGTCGCCTTTATTGATCGGATTCCGCAGAAAATCAGCAACAGTCTTAGATGTCCATTCGCCACCTCGCTTGGTCGGAATGTTATGAGAGTTATTATAATCCCGGATAGTAACAGATGAACCACCGTCCAAATACATCTGGTACATGGCTTTAGCATAAGGAGCTTCTTTCTTGGAATGTACGGGGCGTTTATTTTCTTCGTCCCAGTCCCAACCGTAAGGAACTCTTGCGCCATTCCATTGTCCGCTTTGCGCTCTGCCTATCATTACGTCTGTAACACGCTCAGACGTCAATTTACGCTCTAATTCGGCGAACACCAGTATAATCTTAAGCATAGCTTCCCCCATTGCGCTAGATGTATCAAATTGCTCGTTCAGCGAGATGAATGTAACATCATTGCGCTTGAAATTATCATACATAATAGAAAAATCTACCAAGTTACGTGAGATACGATCTATTTTATATACGATCACATGAGACACAAGTCCGGCTTTTACCTTTTCCATCATTCGCTCAAATGCCGGACGTTTGGTGTTCTTGCCAGATTTACCTGCATCCTCAAATATTTCAATTCGTTTTTTATCAATGTGTAGCACGTGTTCGCAATATGCTTTCAATTCCTTTTTCTGGAATGGAAGAGAGTCTTTGTCGACCTGATATCCTGTTGATACACGGACATACAGTGCCACTATTTTTTCTTTCTGATTCGTCATTTTATTCATCCTCCTTAAAATTAAGTATAAAAATAACAGCCAGCAAAGAACAAACGTTCCGCTTGCGTGACTGCCTTATGGATGATATACTGTCATTGAAACATCTTGACATTATCCCCCATAAGGTGATGTCAGAATCCCGGTGCCGTGATACACACCGGGATTTTTTATTTATTGTAAATTTATTTCTTGCTGTTGAGCGATTAACTGAGTAACATTGTCGTTATCAATATCTACATCATCAGAATTATCAGCGCGGAATTTAACTGGTGATGTGTCATCTTGTAATTCAAATGGAATTCCAACATTTATAGTTGCGCCAGAAAGAACTTCTTTGTAGTAATTGTTATATGATTCATCATCATCTATAGCAGACGCCCAGTCTGTCTTTTCAAGTTGAATCCCGTTTTGATATGCAACAAATGAATAATGGTCTAAAAATGTGCAGTCACGATCATTGATATTCGTAAAATCAAAATACACTAATAATATTTTCTTTCCAGAAGAATCTGTATCGTCTACAACCTTACTTCCGGTATATTTAAAGCTTGTTGTATTAGAAGTTATATCAATTTTTTCTACTTTATCATATCCATCTTCGATATTATCATTTCCATGTTTTTTAACCCATTCTTCCTGTGACAAATTTTCATCATCATCGGAAGATGCATCTTTCTTAGCATTGGTAACGGCTTTTTTGCCTGATTTCTTTTTTGAACTGGATTGCGCTGTTTGCTTGGTGCTGGATTCTTTCTTTTGAGAAGTATTTCCACACGCAACGGTTGAAATGGATAATATGCACGCTAACAGTGCTACAACAAATTTCTTTTTCATAATTTCCTCCTCAATTTTTTACAATAAAATCACCATTTAGATAGTTCTTTATATTGCTCATAGTTATCTTGCTCATCTTGCTCACGCAATTCTGCATTTCTTTTCAAAGCATTACGTTCAATTTCTTCCCACTTTTTTCTTTCGCTAATTTTCTTTTCACGCAAAATTTGTTTTTGCTCAGCCATTTGCTTGGCTCTTTTCTTTGCTTCCTCTTGTTCAATTAATCGTCTTTTCTTCTCTTTATTCAAGCGGTTAACATCGGATATAAAATCGCATATTTTGTAAATAATGAAAATAATTATAGCAGGAGGAAATGCTAGAACTACAAGTCCCATAATTATAAATGATGTAATCATAGATAAAACCTCTTGTACGCTATATAGCTTTTGCAATTCGCAGTTTGTTTAAATCTGGAAATAATTCACTTGCTATTTCAAGATAGTCGTTCATATGATTTCTCATTTCTATTTTCTGAACATCTTCTTCATCAAAATCATTTCCGAGAATATGTCTCATTTCATGCAAGAACACTTCATGCTGTTTTTCGTAGTTCAATGATGCATCTATGAATATTGTATAAGAATCATCAGCGTTGTGTTTGACGCATCCTGGAATGCCATATGACTTATCTAGCATTACCACGTTTATATAATATCCTTTGTAGTACAATCATTCCTCACCTTCCTCAATTTTGCGCAATTCAGCGAGCTTCTTGGCAAAATCAACCAGTCTTTCTTTATCAACGGTGTTGTATACATCAAAGAGAATCTTGTCGTTGTTGTAGATTTCCTGTGCTGTCCGAGCTGTTTCTTCATCAATGTAGTAGCCTTTATTGGAGGTTTCTTCGATTGGTTCTTCGCCTGTAAAGTATTCAACGCTAACCCCAAAGTAATCAGCTATCTTTTGAAGCTTTTCCCTCTTAGGAGTGTATTTCCCTTGCTTCCAGCTCGTGAGAGTGGCTGTTGTAACGCCTGTTTCTTTTGCAACTCTGTATGCAGTCACATTGTTTTTCTTTAGTAGTTCTTCAAATTTTTCATACATAGCTTTTCCTTTCTTAAAGCAAACTTAGAAAACTATGCTATTATATGTTGACAAGCTTAGAAAACTATGCTAACATACAGACATAGCTTAGAAAACTAAGTTAGAACAATATAAGGTTTCTTAGATAACTTAGATGGTACTTTGATTATATAAGGAACCTTAGATAGTGTCAATATCTAAGGAGGTGTAATAGTGTACGAAAAATTCCAATTATTATTGGACAAAACGAACAAAACGCCATATCAAGTGTCGAAAGATACTGGAATTTCCACGGCAACATTATCTAACTGGAAAAACGGCGCATATGTTCCAAAGGTAGACAAGCTGATGATTCTTGCGAAATACTTCGATGTTTCGATTGAGTATTTCCTGGAAGAGTAGAAAGGAGAACAATGAACGAATTACAAATTTTTAATTCAGAAGAGTTCGGTGATATCCGAACAGTAACTATTGAGAATGAACCTTGGTTTGTTGGAAAAGATGTGGCAGAAGCACTTGGATATTCCAACGCAAGTAAAGCTGTTTCGACTCATGTTGGAGAAGAAGATAGGATTTTAAAAGTCCTTGAAGCAGATTCCCAAAATGGGAATGTGGTGAAAACTCAGACAGCACTTATCAACGAATCCGGCTTATACGCATTAATCTTCGGAAGTAAGTTGGAATCCGCTAAGAGATTCAAACACTGGGTTACATCCGAAGTTCTTCCGGCAATCAGAAAGACTGGTGCTTATCAGAAGCCAATGACAACCGACCAGAAGATTCAGTTACTTGCTCAAGGCAATGTAGAGCTGACAGAGAAAATTGACAAGGTAGATAAGGACTTGCAGGAGTTTAAGGCAGACATGCCCTTGTTAGCACTGGAATGCCAGAGAATCACAAGAGCGAAGAATCAGAAAGTAGTTCCGCTGATGGGCGGAAAGGATGCACCGGCATACAAGAATAAAAGTCTGATGCACAAAGTATACAGCGATGTGGATGCACAGCTCAGAAGAGAATTCGGTGTGAATACTTATAAGGCAATTAAGCGGAGCCAATGCGATTTGGCAGTTGAGATTATTAAAAAATACGAATTGCCAAGATGTCTGAGAGAGGAAATTGAGGATGAAAATTCTCAGATGTGCTTTGCGGTGTAGGAGGAAAACATTATGGACGAAAAGAGAAAATTAATCGAAGAAGAGCTTAGAAAACTTGGAATCAATACGATTGATGAACTCAACGAAGCCATCAAAAAAGAGAAACTGGATGTAACTCTGATGGTCGCTCCGATTCCGAATAAAAAGGCAGCAACATGTTAGGAGATCATATGAAAGAAATCTTCAAAAAAATCCTGTTTTGGGTGGCGATTGCAATATTGTTCGAGATAGTATGGATCGCAATTCTGCTGGTCTACTGCCGAATGGGCGGACCACTAGATATTGTGTGGAAATAAAAATCGCACCCATAGAGAGTGGCATCTCATACAGGTGCAAATGTAAAAATAAATGACAATTAAATAATAGCATAGGAGGCGTCATGAAACAACCTAAAAAGTTAACATTGAGCCAGAAAAAGCTTCTGGTGAATCTCGGGCTGCCCCCGAAAGAATGGATGAACCTGTTCGAAGATGATTTGTACTTACATATCGTCAAAAAGGATAGTTCAGATAGAAAAATTATAAGCAAAACAGACATGGTGGTGGTTCAAAGTGCCTGAATCAATTTCAAAATATGATGATTGGAAAACCAGTTTACCAGATGAACCAGAGCCAATAGCATTTTGCGATTCTTGCGGCGCCGAATTGTATGAGGGTGATTACTTATACACGATTAATGGTGAAAAGTTATGCGAGGATTGTTTGAATGATGAATACAGGAGGGTATTAAGTGATGAATGAAACTGAGAATGTAAATATCCCATTTAGTCATTTTTGGGAAATAGTTACGGATTCTGCAGAGCTCTATGCCTTAAGAGAGCATTTAAAAATATTAATGAGTTCTAATACATCTGGACTTTTATACAAAGAAGAAGTTGCAAAAATTTGCGGCATTGATTTAAAGGAGTTGAATGAATAATGGCAGGAGTATCAATCCCACAAAGCGAATATAGGGCGCATCCAGCCATTTCTTCTACAGATATAAAGAGGATGGCTCAAAGCATGGCCCATTTTAAATATTTTTTGGACAACCCAGAAGACAAAGATACGCCAGCTCTGCAGTTCGGACGGGCGTACCACAAATACTGCCTTGAACCATATGATTTTTCCAATGAGTTCGTTGTTGCGCCAAACATTGATAAACGAACGAAAAAAGGAAAAGAAGAGTATGCAAAATTCCTAAGCGAAGCAGAGGGCAAGGAAGTGATATCTCAAGAAACAATGGATACATTAGAGTCCATGAGGACGGCACTGTACGCCACACCGTTTGTGAAGAAATTAATTTACGGAAAACATGAAGAAAGTTTTTTCTGGAAAGATGAAGAAACAGGCATTGAGTGTAAATGCAGACCGGATAGCTACGGAGAGATTAGCGGGCAGCCTATATGTGTTGACTTGAAGACTTGCCAGTGCGCTGAGACAGAAAAGTTCATGAGAGATGCAATCAAACTCAATTATGACATTCAAGCAGCGCATTATTGTGACGGACTTAAAGCTAATACAGGCAAAGAGTTCTTGTTCGTTTTCATAGCACAGGAAAAGAAACCGCCGTATCTCTGTAATGTTTTACAGGCTGACGAATTCTTTATGAAATCTGGAAAAGACGTAAGAAATTCTCTCTTAGAGACATATTGCGAATGCGTAAAGAAAAATGAGTACCCGGGGTATATGGGATTCAGAGATGATGTGCAAATCAGTAGTCTCGGCATTCCAGAGTGGTTGAAAAAGGCGTATGGATACGAAGAAAGCGAGGTTGAGTAATGGAAGATAAAAAAGAAGCAACACAGGAAGAAAAGAAAGAAGTGGCAACCAAAAATGAACACGTAAACATGGTGGCAGACTTTGAGCATGGCATCTACGGAAGCTCCGACAGCTTCAAAATGGCATATCAGATGGCCAAAGCATTAAGCCAGTCCACAATAGTTCCGGCACATTTCCAGAGAAATGAAGCAAACTGCCTAGTTGCAATCTCTCAGGCGCAGAAACTGGATATAGATCCGTTCACTGTTATGCAGAATATGTACATGATTCAAGGAAAAATTAGTTGGAGTTCCAGTTTTCTGATTGCAATGATTAATGCATCTGGAAAGTATGACATGGAATTACAGTTTGATGAAGAAGAAAAAGATGGCAAACCGTATTCGTGCAAATGCTGGACTGAAAAAGACGGCCGGAAAGTTGATGGCGTTAAGGTGACTATGGATATGGCTGATGATGAGGGGTGGACTAAGAAAAACGGAAGTAAATGGAAGACACTTCCAGCACTTATGCTCCGGTATAGATCGGCAAGCTTTTTCGCAAAGTTGAATTGCCCGGAATTAACAAACGGGTTCTATACCAAAGAGGAATTGATTGATAATGATTTTTCTGAAAAGAAGACAGAAAAACAGGCAAATCTAAACGATTTGTTAAAAGAGGATGATTCCGACTCTATAGATGTGGACGCCGTAATTATAGAAAATGCGGAGGAAGAGTAATGCAATATCACGTTACTGTAAAAGGTTTTAAGAGCGGTCTGAATGAATTACTTGCTGGAAGAACATATGACCACCGTACTAAAAAGTACAGAAATCCGGTTAAAAACAGAAACGATGCTCTCTGTGCAAAGTACATAAAATCCAGTAAAGAATTACGTGGAGTGAAAATTGACAAACCGATTATCATCCACTATGCATTCTATTGCGAAAACAAGATGCATGACCGAATGAATATTGCATCGGCATTCATCAAATCGTTTGAAGATGCTCTGCAGAAATGCAAAGTAATAAAAAATGATGGATTTGATGATGTGTTGACACCTACTTTGTATTTTGAAGTAGATAAGGAAAATCCACGTGTAGAAGTAGTAATTGAAGAAAAAGAAAGTGAGGATAAATAAGATGATTAAAACAGATAAAGGAAATGTACATATTGAAGGACTTAGCATTGAGATTATGGCAGATTTTAGAGTTATTTGCCGTGTTTTGAGAAAGAATTTTGTCGAAAATTTCGGAGAAGAAGACGGGAACAAAATTTTCAATGCATTACTTATTGAAGATTCAGAAGAATCAAGTTCAAACGTTGCCAAAGTTATTTTTGAATCTATCGATGAAGAGCCGGATAAAGAGAAAGCGGTTGAGGAAGAGAAATCTGATGAAAAAGAGCCGACAACAGGTAATCCACTGTTAGATGCGATATTGACGGCTGTGTTCGGTGGAGGTGCTAAGTAATGTACATAAAAGCGAAATATCTTAAGAATGACATTCCATCTGGCAGTGCATATACATTTGAATCCGATGTTCCTGTAAAAATCGGGGACAAGGTTTCTATCGGCAAAGCACAGGCGATTGTAGCGGTCGTAAACGTACCGGAAGAGGAAGTTGTCGGATACAAGGACAAGATCAAAAAAGTACAGAAAGTAGAGGATGACTAATGAATAGATTTGAGAAGATGCATGGTAAACCTGGTGCAAAATATGGAATCTACAACAAACAGGCTAAGAAATTCCAGTTTGGAATATGTGAAGATACTCCGATGCTCGCAGAAGCAAGATTGTGGCAGAAAATCGGGGATGATGCAAGAAAATGGCGATTCACGACAAAGAGATTGCCAGACAAGGAGATATAATCATGAATAAAGTAATTTTAATGGGCAGATTGACAAGAGACGCAGAAATTAGAAGTTCACAGGGAGGAACCCCTACAACGATTGCCAGATACACACTGGCTGTAGATAGGAGATTCAAAAGAGACGGAGATCAGACAGCAGACTTTATTAATTGTATTGCTTTTGGGAAAAGCGCTGAATTTGCTGAGAAATATTTCCATAAGGGAACAAAAGTTGTTGTAACCGGACGTATTCAGACAGGTTCTTATACCAATAAAGACGGACAGAAAGTTTACACAACAGATGTTGTTGTAGAAGATCAGGAATTTGCTGAAAGCAAGGCAACAAGCCAGCAGAATCAGCAGTCGAATAATAGTGTCCCGGCAACAGACAGTGACGGATTCATGAATATCCCGGATGGCATTGACGAGGAGATGCCATTTTCTTAAGAGGTGATTGTGCTTGAAAACGAAACCGAAGAAGTGCTGCTATCCAGATTGTTTTAATTGCCCGTATGTGGATTGTCGATGGGATTGTGCAAACCCATCGCAGTACGCATATATACATTCAGAAGCTGGGAAAGCGGCGCAAGAGCGATATAACAAATCCGAAAAAGGTAAAGAACGTGATAAACGAAGAGCAAAAAAAAGAATTGAATCCGGAAAGAATGCAGAAATGTGTAGGAAATATTATGCAAGAAATAGGGAGAAAATTCTTGATGCGAAAAAGTGTAAACGCAATGAAAAATTGCGTATTTTAAAGGAAAAGCGAAGAGAATATGATCGCCAACGATATCTAAAAAGAAAGGAGGCGAAGCAAAGTGCAGAAAGAAAAGAAGCCGTCTGAAATCATACAAGAATTTCTTGAGTTCTTAAAATACTGCGATAAAGAGTATAAAGATTGCGTAACACAGGTATACAAGTACGACAAAATGAATCAGGATTATCTGCATGATATTGAATTTGCTCATGACTATGATGAACGATGCAAGTTGGCCACACAGATACACAAACAGAGAAATGACAGACGAGCGATGAAAGATAGAGTTGAATTTGTCGAAAAAGTAGCTAAATTCTGTGCGGACAGGCAGAATAAGCAGTTCATTGACAGGCTTAAAAGCCTATTGGAGCAACAGGAAAGAGCTGAACAGTATGTACTTAGCGAACGCCATTATAACAGGAGAGGTGAGATAGCCAATGATACTAATTAGTGATAAGGGACAGCAGAAAGGCAAGCACACCACCAAAGAGATTTACTGGCAGAAACAGGGGATAGAGGTGTTGACCATGCCTCTTCCCTGTGGAGATTACATAATCGCGAATGAACGAGTTATGGATGTAATCAACCGGAAGAATGAACGTGGTGTTCCAGTAAAGAAGATGGATTTTCTTGGAACATACAATGTAACGGTTGATACCAAAAAAGATATTCAGGAGCTTGTCGGTGATATTTGTGGAAAGCAACACGCAAGATTCCGCGATGAATGTATATTGGCTCAGAATAACGGCATTAAGTTGTATGTGTTGGTACAGAATGCCGGTGGATTGATTAAAGGAACAAAAGATATATATAATCCGACAATCCGAACGCTGGATGAGCTTCATAAATGGAAAAATCCGAGACTTTTTGTGATGAAGCGTACAAGTGATGTGATTGGTCATTACAAGAGCGGAAAACCAATATACAGGCGCACACAAAGGTATCCGGCAGCAACCAGGGGCGAAACGCTCATGAAAGCTTGCAAGACTATGCAGAAGAAATATGGAGTTGAGTTCATTTTTTGCAGTAACTCTGAACAGGGAACGAAAGTTATTGAACTGCTTCAACAGGAGGTTAGGTAGATGGAACATTCTTTTAATATAGATATAGCAGCAGAATATGGCATCGAATGTGCAATTTTACTTAAGCATCTTTATTTTTGGATTAAGAAAAATGAAGCGAATGATGAAAATTTCTTTGACGGAAGATACTGGACATACAACAGCGTGAAAGCCTTTTCGGTATTGTTTCCGTATATGACTGAAAGAAAAGTCAGATACACTTTGGAGAAAATGGAAGAACATGGATTGATTGTGGTCGGCAATTATAACAAGTCTCAGTACGATAGAACCAAGTGGTATGCACTGACGGATTTGGCTTATTCGATTTTACAAAAAGGAAATTTCCATTTGACAAAAACGGCAAATGGAAAAGACGCTAACGGCGAACCTATACCAGATATAAACACATATATAAATACAGATAATATATTAGATTCTAAAGAATCTAATTGTCAGACAGAGGTCAGACGATGCTTAGATGCATGGAACGAATTGGAAGAATACGGCATAAAAGCAGTGTCTAAAGTAAGCAACACATCTCAACGGTATCAACGATTAGTGGCAAGAATCAAGGAATATGGTATAGAGGATGTCTTAAAAGCCATAGAGAAAATTAAAGGCAGCAGTTTTCTACAGGGAAAATCGAATAGTAGACGAGCGTGGGTTGTTACTTTTGATTGGTTCGTGCTGCCGAATAATTTTCCAAAGGTATTGGATGGGAATTATGACGATGTGAAGAGTGATGGACCACATGAGACAAAAAAGCTGGAAGAAGACGGGTGGCAGTAAATGATTAATGAAAACGAGATCAGAAGGACATTATCTCTATTAAAGCCGGACGGCCATTTGTTCGAAGTGCGGGTTATATATAATTCTAAAGCCGTGTATAGCGGATATTTTAAATCTGCAGACGATCTGATGGCAGCATTGAGCAGAGATATCCGAGATTATGCCAACTGCAATATTTACATCACTCTAAATTATTTGAATGATGAGTGCTATTCCAGAAGCCAACGGAACAGATTTATGTCGAAAGGATTGGCTACAACCAGTGATAAGGATGTCCTGGGATATGAATGGATATTCATTGATGTGGATCCGCACCGGACTACTGCGGTATCTTCCAGTGATGATCAGGTCGAAAAAGCTAAAGTTATTGGAAACAAGGTATATGCATTTATGAAAAACCTTGGATTCTATGATCCGATATGTGGGTTCAGTGGAAATGGCGTTCATTTGCTATATCGAGTAAAAATTAAAAATTCGGAAGAGAATGTTAAGCTGATTGACAATTGCTTAAAAGTATTGGATATGTTCTTTTCGACAGATGACGTACAAATTGACTTGAAAAATTTTAACCCAGCAAGAGTTTGCAAGCTCTACGGGACGAAAGCACAGAAAGGATCTGACACCAAAGAACGTCCACACCGAATGAGCCGGATAATCAGTGCACCAGATGAAGTGAGAATAAATGACATCCAATACATAGAAAAGCTGGCCGGAATGTTACCAAAAGAAGAAAAACCACAAAGGTATAACAGTTATCAGCCGACACATTTTGACTTGGATGAATGGTTAGATGAACATGGATTGAGATATCGGAAATCATCTTATTCTGGTGGAGTTAAATATATATTGGATGAATGCCCGTTTGATAGCAACCACAAAGGAAAGGATGCATGCATATTTCGGGCAGCCAGTGGAGCTATTGGATTTCATTGTTTTCACAATTCATGTGCCGATAAGACTTGGAGAGATGTAAGACTTAAGTATGAGCCGGACGCTTACGAAAAGAAGCAACAGGAATACAGCGATAGGATTTACGCTAAACCGAAGAAGAAACCGGAATATAAGCCAATACAAGAAAAAGAGGGCGAACCGGTATTTCTGACAGCGAAAGACATTCTGAATATGCCACGACCACCGGAGAGATTCGTAAAAACTGGAATTAGTGATATCGATCAGAGAATGAGAGGACTGAAAACAGGATATACATCTGTTCTGTCTGGCTTAAGAGCTTCTGGAAAATCGAGCGTAATTTCAGAAATCTGCCTGGATTGCGTTGAATCTGAGAGCAAAGTAACGGTTTACTCCGGAGAGTTATCGCCACAGAACTTCATGAGATGGATGGATTTGCAGGCAGCAGGAAAAGCTTATGCAGAGCCAACACAGTTTGATGGTTACTACAATGTGGCTAAAGAGAACCAAGAGAAGATTGCCGAATGGTTAGCCAAAAATTTTACATTGTACAACAATAAGTATGGGAATAACTTCTTGGCTGTGAAAGAACAGTTGGAGCGGAAAATCGAAGCAGATAAGCCAGATTTACTGATACTTGATAATTTAATGGCTTTCGATATTAGAAGCCTTTCAGAGAACAAATTTGAAGCTCAGACAGCATTTACGTGGTCCTTACATGAGATGGCCCAGAAATATGACATACACATCATATTTGTAGCGCATCCGAGAAAGGCAATGGGATTCCTAAGACTGGATGATATATCAGGAACAGCAGATATCGGGAATGCAGTGGACAATGCATTTATTATCCATCGTGTGAATAACGATTTTGTCCGACTTACAAAGCAGATGTTCGGATGGAAAGATGATGATCCGTTATATAGTGCTGACAACGTGATTGAAATAGCAAAAGACCGTGACGGTGGACTGCAAGACTACTTTATCCCATTGTACTACGAAAAGGAAAGTAAGCGATTAAAAAACAGTTTTACTGAGAACAAAATCTACAGTTGGAATAAACAGAATGATGGATTCAAGTCTATTGATCAGATGGAAATTCCATTCGATATGTAGAGGTGAGCAGCATGACAGATGAAGATTTGAAAAAGCTCTATTATCCGATAGCTGAATGTTGGAAGCTGATTAGAACATATCGTGAATGCACCGGTACTGATAAAGAAGCGGATGTATTATTGGCAAAGTTGCAACAGATATTTGAAAAATCTGGCAAAACTGAATTCGCAAAGCGGGTAGTTTTTGCTACCGGTGAAGAAATTGACAGAATCATGATGGAGAACAAGAAGAATGAAGAGAAGATCTGAGTTACGGCGTGCACCGGATGAAATTGACAATATGCTCGAGAGCCATTATGCGACTCTGGAAAAAGACAAGCCATCGGAACAGACCATTGAGGATTTTAAACGGAAACCACATTATGCGGATCCGTATGAATATTGGAAAAAGAAACAGGGGGAAAGTAAAAATGAGTAAAAGTAATGTATTGGAATTAGCTAGAAAATTAGTAGCAGCTATCGAGAAAGAAGAACAGAAAAACAAAGTGATGCTGAAAGATATCCCGGTTGGTGGGAAATTTGATACAGGAATCGGAAGATTCATTGTACTGGAACAGAAAGAAGATTCAACGGCGGTTATTACGGAAGAACTGTACAGAGAAAAAGTTAAATATGACAATGATAGTAATAAATATTTTGAGTCTAAACTGTCTGATCTTTTCGAAAAAGAAATCTATCCAGAATTTGAGAGGGAATTTGGAACAGGAAGATTTTGCGATGCCCCGGCAAGCCTTACCACAGTAGATATGCAGAACAAAAATTCTATCTTACACGCCCGGGTAAGACCGCTGACTTTTGATGAAGCACGCAAGTACAATGAATTGTTAGTAAATAAGAATCTGCCAGATTGGTACTGGACTTGCACACCTTGGAGTACGAAAGAAAGAGGATGGGAGTATTCAGTAGCGGTTCTTTCGCCGTCCGGTGGCATCATCGTCAATTACTGCAACTGCAGTTACGGTGTTCGCCCATTTTGTATCTTAAAATCTAATATCTTTGTATCCAAAGTTGAGGAGGAATAAATCATGATGACGTTAAAAGAATTCGGAGAAAACCTTAAAAATCTTAATGAAGCTTATGAGCGATTAAGAAAGAAATATCAGAAGCCAGAAATCGGAAAGACAATTGAAGTTGCCGGTATTAAGTGGATGGTGCTGGACAAGTTTGAAAAAGGATACTTGGTAATTTCGGATGAATTTTACGGGAAAAGTAGAGAATTTGATACAGACTGCAACAATTGGGATTCCAGCGATTTGAGACGGGAACTTAATACGGAACTCCGTAGAAAAATTGAAGAAGCAGTGGGAGAAGGAGGACTTCTCAAATTCACACGGGACTTATTATCAATGGATGGACAGACAGAGTATGGTTCGTGTGAAGACTACGTATCTATTATTTCTGTAGACGAATACAGGAAGTATAGAAAGCTTCTTCCAAATACAGGTGAATGGTGGTGGACGCTTACGCCAGATAGCACAAAATGCAATGATGATACAAGTTATATTCGGGTTGTTTCGCCGTCCGGTAACATCTTCATCAATCGCTACGGCGGCAGTTGCGGTGTTCGCCCATTTTGTATCTTTTCCTCTTCGATCTTTGAATCTTGTGAGGAAGATGATAATTAATGGCAGAGAATGATCTGAAAGTAATTCAAAAGGCGAAGGAACTGGCTACACATACATTGAAAGTGACTAGCAATGCCAACCGATATCCCAAAAAATATAGATTTTCACTTGTTGATAAAATGCAGAATAAGTCAATGGAAATCTATGAAATGCTCTTTGAAGCAAATAGAACGGATATCAAGAATTATAAAAGAGATCGACTTGAAATGCAGACGAAAGCAATTACGTATTGTGATGAACTACTTTTCTACATAGAGATGTCCTATGAGCTGAATATCATCAGTGAAAAGAGCGTGGAATATTGGTCAAAGTTGGTATCTGATGTAAAACATATGGCTATTGCATGGATAGAAGCGGATGGCACGTTGGAACTTACAACGGTATTGTTAGAAATTAAATAAATTACAGAAAGGAGACGGAGCTCCGGCCGGGCAAAGATATATCGGCTCCTTTCGAGAAGATGTATATACAAGAAGATGACATGAAACTAAATGACTGGCAGTTCGCACAAAGAAAATACCTGCCATACGAAACGAAACTACGGCTCACAGAAACCCGTATAAGAGAATGGCATTACAACTGGGCGGGGCAAGTGTATTTAAGCTATTCTGCCGGACTTGATAGCACGGCGCTATTACATATGATCCGAAAAATATTAGGAAATGATGTCCCGGCTGTCTTTTCTAACACAGGTTTAGAATTCCCTGAAATCGTGAGATTCGCAAGAAAAGCACCGGGAGTGTTTGAAGAAATCTATCCGAGAGATAAAAACGGCAAAAGGATCACTTTTAAACAAATTGTGGATCAGCACGGTTTCCCGCTGATTTCGAAAGAAACGGCAATGAAAATTGAAAAGTTGAGACACGGGAAGTTGAGTGAGAGGTATCGCAATTATTTGCTGAATGGTGATGAACGAGGGAAATTTGGTATGCTCCCTAAAAAGTGGAGATTTTTGCTTGATGTTGAATTCGATACATCTCAGAAATGTTGCGACAAGATGAAAAAGAAGCCGTTTAAGGAATATGAAAAGATGACTGGAAGAAAGCCATATATAGGCACAACACAGGATGAGGGATTCATGCGAGCGCATCTATACGCAAGCACAGGTTGTAATGTGTATGACGGGAATAAAATCAAGTCGCAGCCATTAGGATTCTGGAACAGACAGGATGTATTAAGATACGTGGTCGAAAATGATGTAGAAATATGCTCTGTGTACGGAGATATTAAGCAAGACCAGCAAGGTAACTATTATACGACAGGGGAACAACGGACAGGATGTATGTTCTGTGGATTTGGAGCGCACCTGGAAGAAGAGCCAAACAGATTCCAGAGAATGTCCGTAAAACATCCGAAATGTTATGAAATCTGCATGAACCTTGAAAGCAACGGGGTGAAGTATAAAGATGCGTTAGAAACGTGCGGAATTGGTACAGAAACATGGGAGAAGATGGGACAAATGGATATATTTGATTTTATTGGAGGTATGCAGTGAGCGTAAATAAAGACAAGAAAATACTTGATGTAACGTGCGGATCACGAACGATCTGGTTTAACAAAGAGCATCCGGCAGCAGTATATTGCGATATCCGAGAAGAAGAGTTGACCGGAATTTGGAAAAGTGGAGACGGACAGTCAGAGAGGACATGCATCGTGAAGCCGGATATACAATGCGACTTCACAGATCTTCCGTTTGAAGATGAATCGTTTTCCTTGGTTGTCTTTGATCCACCACATCTGAGATATGCCGGAAAAACTGGCTGGTTGGCTAAGAAATACGGAAGATTGGACGAACACTGGCCAGAAATGCTACATGATGGATTCCGGGAATGTATGAGAGTTCTGAAAGAAGATGGAGTGTTGATCTTTAAATGGGCGGAAACGGATATTCAGGCGCAGAAAGTTTGGAAAGCCATAGGTCAGAAACCATTATTCGGACATCATAGCGGAAAGAGATCGGGGACGTTTTGGGGATGTTATATGAAAGGGCAAGAATAGAAGTGAGGTGATGAAATTGTACATTGAATTAAAAGAGATAGACAAAGACACATTGAAAGTCGGGGATGTGGTAGGAGTTATGAGAACCGTCCAAGCCGGATGGAGATGTGGCTTCCGTCACGCTCTAATTACTCCGGCAAAAATCATCAGAATTACTCCGAAGCGAACAAAGTTTGTGACAGATAAGTTCGGAGATCACGACAGGTATGAAACGTTTTACGAATGTAATTTCAACGCTGAAAAAGAAAATGAATTGGCAGAAAAATTCGTGCAGCTTAAGAAAAGTTTATGGGATATTGAAATATTCCGAAAAGGCGGATTGACAAGAATCAGTGATGAAGATTTGCCAGAAGTAGCGGAACACATGAAAGCAATTACAGAGATTTTGAAGAAGTATAGAAAGGAATAACGAATCCTCGGTAAACCGAGGTTGTGATTTAAAGGTGTGAAAGAAATTACATAAAGGGAACAATAGTTGCGTTGGCGATTCGATAAGGTGGAATTTGAAGTAGCGCACATATAGCATATTTGACTTATGTGAGTTTCAGACTGCCGGCATGGGAAGCCTATGTTCCTTATCCACGATACATGGATTTGTAGCGTGGTGTTATGAAAGTATGTTGGTTTTCAA